TCACGCGCAGCAGCTTGGCCTGGGTTTCGAGAGACATTTCGGCAATTTCGTCGAGAAAAGGGTGGAGCCGTCCGCCAGCTCGAAACGCCCGGCCTGGCGGCTCAGCGCCCCGGTGTAGGCACCCTTCTCGCGGCCGAACAGTTCACTCTCGACCAGAGGACCAGGCAGCGCGGCGCAGTTGACCCGGATCATGGCCTTTTTACCGCGGCCGCTCAAACGATGGATGGTGCTTGCGACCAGATTTTTCCCCGTTCCGGTTTCCCCCTGCAGAAGCACCGTACTCCCGGTCTGCGCAACCATCCTGACCTGCGACATGATGGCTCGCATGGCTTCGCTGGAGCCCAAAATCTCCCCCTGTCCCTCGGCCGCCGCCACCTCCAGGCGCAAATACTGGTTCTCCCGTTCCAGCTTCACTTTGAGGCTCTCGATCTCCCGTATGTGCGTCTGAAGCTGCAGTTCCATCTCCTTGCGCGCCGTGACATCGACGGTAACCCCGAGCAGGAGGCCGGCATGCCCATTCTCCCAGAGGCTCCGACCGCGTGAGATCATCCAGCGCAAAGATCCGTCCCCGGCCCGAACACGGTATTCCACCGTGACTTCCTCGCGGGTGTGGCGCGACTCCTCCACCCTGGCGCCAATCAGCTCATGGTCATCGGGATGAATCACGTCCATCAACCGTGCCAAAGTCAATTCCGTGTCCGGATCAAACCCGAAATGCTCCTTGGCCTTGGGTGTGGCCCACAAGCTGCCGGTATCCAGATTGAGTTCCCACAACCCGATTTCCGCCGAAAGCGCCGCAATATCGAGCCGTTCTTTGGTGCGTCGCAGGTTGGATTCCGCCTCACGGCGTTGCAGGGCGCTGACAAAAATTTCGCCCAGCAGCCGGCCCTGGACGACGACCTCCTCGGGCCAGCCGCGCTCTGCCTTGCGGGCGTCCAGAGTCAGCAGGTGATGCACCCTGGAACCGATGAAAAGAGGGATGATCAAGGCGGATTTGTTGCCAAGCATCGTGTGCGAACGCCGATCTTCCTCGGCTTCGGGCGGCAGGTCGTCCAGGCCGGCCATGACCATGGTCTGCCCTCTGCGGATGACCAGATCGTAGGTCCATGGAAACAAGGCCGCCAGGTTTACCTGTTTCGAAACATGGGGAGCGTCTTTGGCATAACTCGCATAATCGACATTGATCACCGGGCTGCTTTCATCGACCGTAAGCAGCCCAATGCGGGCGATCTCAAGGAAAGAGAGCATACTCTCAAGAGCACGATTGATCTCGCCGTCAAGGCTCTCCGATGAAGCCATGACCATGGAGGCCGATATTGCGGATGTCAGTTTTTGCAGATTGAAGATATCGTCCATTGGCCATCCTTAAATCGCATGGGAATCCGAAACTAAGTACTTATATGACTCAGGAAAATCAGAAAACTACGCACCTAAACAACGGATTGATCCCAGAAAACTCGCCCGACGGCAAGGTCTGACATGGACAACTGCTTATATTATTGAGAGCATCGGTCCTCGGCCAGGAAGATAGAAGTGGCCCCGGAAATTTGCACAAGCCTTTACGTGGAAACTCTGCTAGCCTAGACACCTTCAAACGGAATGGACAAGGGCTTGGAGTGGGGGATGGGGTGGGGGAATTCATTAGAAAAGAAAAAGGGAGCTAGGTCTTTATACCCAACTCCCTGATTTTTTTGGTGCGCAATGCAAGAATCGAACTTGCGGCCTTTAGCTCCGGAGGCTGGCCGGACGCCCTTCTCGTATGCTTTTTTCTGCTGTATCCTGCTGTAATTTCATTGCTGGTACTAATTGTGCCGAGGGCAGAAAACCGCATACTTTTGCACTCGCAGGGTAGCAGGAGGGTAGAAAAATGAGCGGTGACCGAAAGAAGACCAAGCACATCGGAGTATACCAGCGAGACACTGAAGGCCGCACCTTCATGGGCAAGCCGGACACATGCTTTTACATCACATACAAAATCGGCCAGCGCAAGAAATGGGAGAAGGTCGGCCGACGAAGCGATGGTATCAACGCCGCCCTGGCCGCGCAAGTCAGGAGCGAACGCATCCGAACCCTGCGCCACTCCGACACCCTGCCTACAGACCTCCCGCCTGTGACCATCGCAGATGCATGGGAGAAATACCGCAAAGGATATATCGCCGGCAGACCATCCGAACCCATGGACCTGAGCCGCTTCAAAAACCACATAGAACCAGCCTTGGGCCGAAGGTGCCTGCACGAAATCTCGGCCACAGACATCGATCGCCTGGCCAAAGACCTGCAGGCAAAAGACCTCGGGCCGCAGACAGTCAAACACGTCCTGGCCCAGCTCCGCCGCATCATGCGCAAATGCCAGGATTGGGGACTGTGGACCGGCCAAATGCCCAAGTTCGATATGCCGGACGTCCACAACGAGCGCTTTCGGTTCCTGACCGTGCCCGAAGCAGCAGCTCTGATGGACGAGCTCGGCCGCCGCTCCCCTGCCCTGCGCAACCTGTGCGAGGTCTCTTTGCACACCGGCATGAGACGCGGGGAACTTTTCCGGCTCAAGGGCTTCCACCTGGACATGCACTCCGGCACCATCCAGATCCTCGACGGCAAAAAAGGAAAGCCAAGAGTGGCCTTCATGACCGATGCTGTCATAGAAATTTTCCGTCGCATCAATCCCGCGCCCGGAAATTACGTCTTCCCGGATCGCAACGGAAAGCAGGCCTCGGAGGTCAGCGACAGCTTCCGCCGCGCCGTTGACGCCCTCGGCCTCAATGACGGGATCACGGACCCCCTGGGCAAGGTGGTCTTTCACACCCTGCGCCACACTTTCGCCAGCTGGTTGGTGCAGGCCGGAGAGCCCCTTTACACTGTCGGCTCCCTGCTCGGTCACTCGAACGAAACGATGACTCGCCGATACTCGCACTTGTGTCCTACCGGCACGCGGACGGCAGCATTGCGTATTGGAAAGATTACAGCTGGTCACGTGTCTTGACCGCTTGAGCTGAAACGTATGCATCAAGATCGGAGCGCCGATAGGTAACTTTCATGGCCCCCTTGATATAGCGCGGACCAATCCCCTTGGTGCGCCACTCTTGCAGAAGCCGCGTAGACCACCCATACAGTTCAGATACTTCCTTTTCCGAAAGGGTCACCCTCTGTTGCAATTCGGCAAGGCGGCTGACCTTGGAAAAATCAATCTGTCCGATGGCGGCGCGGACTTCTTCCCGGAAAATTTCTTCGTGCATCATACAACGTAATCCTCCTGTGAACACAATATCTTTAGCCGGTTCCAGCGTTTCAAGGCGATGGTCTACATCGTCTTTGAGACCAGGAGCACAAGGCCCCTTCTCTCGATCCATTCCAACAGAAACGGAGCAGGATACAGTACGACCCCCGAACACTCGTCCTTGAAACGGATTCTCGGCCCCTTTCCCAAGGAATCAAGGTTGCGCAGGGTCTTGGCGGACACGGGGATGCCAAGCAAGGTTGAAACTTCCTTGCGGGACACGCACGGCGGCAAGACTTCGAGCAGGGGTCGCAGCGCCAGTCCGACAACCGGGGGATCCTCGTGTGCCCAGCAGGCCAAGGCCTCAGCCATCGCCATCATCGCCCTGGCCCTGTCAAAGACGTAATCCCTGGGTCTCAGACGCCCCTCCTTGACCACTTTGTTCCGAACAAATAGCCTTGCACGCTGATGCGACAATGCGCCAAAAAATGAAAATGTTTGTAAATTCAGAATGACGCGACTGGAAAAATCATACCTGCTCGGCTGATTCTTCGGTTGTTTCTATTTTGAATTTATTCTGTAATACGGGCGTCAGTTCCGGATAGGCCTCAAACAAGGGCAAGCCCAAGACCAGGCAGCAATGCAACGACTCCGTCAAATTCAGCCCAATGGCGCGCCCGGTGGTTTCGATCTCGGCATGGATGGTTTCATCCAGAAAGAACGTCACCTTGACCCGGTCGCCGTAAACGCGTTTGCGCCCGCTGCGTTTGAACAAAATTTCTTCAGAGTTCATTCGTCGCTCCCTGGAAGAAGCTCCGCCGGGATACCGGCCGATACCAGCTTCTCCCGCGTGGCATCGGTCATGTATATGCCGCGCAGCTGCTGGACCAGCCGCTGATATGAGACTCCCAGAAGTTTTGCGAGTTCCATCTTTTTTACACGATGACGCACGAGCCATGCGTTCAGCTCGCTTTGCCGTGTAGGTTTTTTAACCAGAGCGCCCATAGCCTCCCCCGCTTTTAGAAATGAATACAAGACAGAAATAAGGACAATCAAAATTTTTGTCCATAAGGGTGAACAGTATGTCAAACAGAGTGGAAAGCGTAAAATGTTCAGAACAGTTTCTGCTCATTCAGCGAGAGCTCCGTATAAAGCAGACCGACATGGCCAAGGCCGCCGGAATCAGCCGGCAATCCATGCACAGTTTCATGAAGCCGGACACAAATTCCGAACCCAAGTTCTCGCACATCCAGGAGCTTGGCTTTGCCTATGGCATTGATATGAATTGGCTATTCTACGGAACAGGGGACATGTTCCTCCCGGACGCATCGCAGACAACAGCACGCCACCTTCGCCTGGCCCACGCCCGAAACATTGACGGATCGCAGCCAGAGGATCTCCCTGAGCTTACGATCAATACATATGATGATGCGAAGTCTTACGAAGCGCAGCTTCGCCTAATAGACAAGGTTTGCGAAGTGATGAAAGAAAATGAAGCAAGTAAAGATATGATAAATAAGGCTGTTTTGGCTATAATTTCCAAATAATACTAATACAAAATTCATAAATTATAGAAAATTAAGTCGATTTTGAAAATAACAATAAGAATAATCCAACATTTTGACAAATTTTGATATGTTCATGATCGATATAGTATGAAAAATTAATAAAATATTCTGCATCGATAAAAATATTTATTTGTATGCATAATTTAATCTCAACAATACATCATAATTATTAGGGCTGATTCTCGTAATATTCGCACAAAAGGTACGCAATAATATTCATGCGAATAGGTACCCATAATGAAAAATGCCCGAAACACCCCGTCTTTTCCACCTCGCTAGATCCCACCCAAAATTAGAGTTCAGGGCGCTGCCCATTGAATTCGAGCTCTGAGCCACCGGCGTGACAGGACGATGATTGCCGATTTGCCCCACCGTATTTCAACTGTTTACGTAGTCTCGCGTAGTCTCCTGTGGGTTGCCGTGTGTTCAAAAACCCAATAGAAACCCACAAAACGATTCGTCGATATCCCTTTAACCCGAGAATATAGTCATGATGAAGGTTTCTTTTCAAACGCTAGTTAGATATGTATGTTTTTTTATCATTTCTTTAATTTCTATTTTAGGGGCTGTGAAGATTATATTTATTCAAGATGTTTCTAACGCAACTACAATATTAACAATCTCATCAATGGTTTCTTTGTTAATTTTATTTTTTAGTGATAAAGTTGACTGGTTCGATTTAAGAAATATGAAAGTTCAACTTAGAGATATAAGGCAAACAAAAGAAGAAGTTCAAAAAATTGCTTACAATATTGTAAAGCTTGTATATGCGTCTCAAAAAGGAGCTTTGTTTTTTGATAGACCAAGTGCAGCGAATCAGGAGATGATTAATGCCTCAGAAAATATATTAATATTATCTGGAATCGATAAAGATGATGATTTATATAAAGAATTAATTGATAAGCAAAAATAATTTGTGAAATTACAATTTAATTTCATTTGGCTGATTGAGCGTAGCCAGCGGAGACCCCACCTCCTGCTCATTGAAAATCAAATAGTTAAGCGATCAGGAGAGTGTATGCCACACAAGCTGGAAAAAATGGATGGCTCAAGTTATAATCGAAGGTCAGAAACACCGGAAGCTGTTTGTCACCAAAACAGAATGAAATGAAGGCGAAGGAAATTGGCAATCGTTGACGGCTGAAAGTGTTCCTTTGCCATACAAAGAAAACAACAAAGCCACCCGCTGTCGGATGGCTTTGTTGTTTTTTTATATTGCAGAGTGGGTCAAATGATCGAGACCGAACTATGCGTTCATATCCAGTAAATTCATGATTCAAAATCTGATAACCCTGTTCCCACGTAACCCTAGCTTCCACGTTTGTACTTTCCATGGCGGCTTCAAAGAACCATGGGGGTTATTCAATTCATAGCACAAAAAGCACCTTGACCCTTGCACCGCCTACCGAGTAATTGTAGCAACAATTTGTTGCTAAAGATATAAAAAATAGCAATTTACATCGTTTGAACGCATATGAACAAGATAATTATCACATGAATTGATGTTATGAGGAAATATATGAAAATCGAAAGACTAAGTGCAATTTTAATAACCCAAGGCAAGCACAAATTCTATTCATTAACCATGCCAATTGATATACTATCAGAATGTTGTTCACCTAATCCAAGATCAAAAGATCTGGATAAGGGATTTCAAAGAACATTAGATGAAAATCGCGCAATAGCAATTGCATCGTATATCAGAGAAGGAGGAGTAATTCCATCAAGCATAATTTTATCTGCTCAAGATTCTGCTGATTTTGAATATAATTCAAAATCAAAAACTATTTCATTTGAAGTATCACTTAAATCATTTTTAATTCTTGATGGACAGCATCGTGTCTACGGATTTAAACATTTACTAAAAGATGAAGCATCATACAGAATCCCAGTTATTATTTTTAATGAGCTAAGCCCTGTCGAAGAGGCTAGAATTTTTATCGATATAAACACACTTCAACAACCAGTTCCTAAAGAATTATTATTTGATATCAAACGTCTTGCTGAAAGAGAAACAGATGAAGAAAAAATTTTGGATGCTTTATTTACAGAATTTGAAAGCAATAAAACGAGTTACCTTCTAGGTAAGCTAAGCCGAATAGAAAAAGCTCGAGGACATATTTCAAAAGTCACTTTTTATGAAGCGATGAAGCAAATATTAAAAGAATTTGATATTGACAATACTACGAGACTATTTCGCATTGTCAATGCATTTCTTTTAGCATCAAACGACATCGCAAAAGATAATAATATCGATTTTTCTGAACTTATTGTAAAAGCAACCGTGTTTAGAATTTTTCTTGCTCATGCCAAGGCGGTAATTGCACTAATAGCGGATAATCATCCAGAGAATATGGAATTAATAAGCGAACATAAAAAATATTTATCAAGATCGCTTCCCACAAGCTTTCAACACATTAATGAAGCAAGAGCATACTTAAAAGTTGTCGAAATGCTCGATAGAAAGTTAATAAAAAAATCAATTAGAATTTAAATATGATTGAAAAATTGAACAGACTCCATATAGCAGGAGCGAATGAAGGGATTCTTTCTATTTCAAAGTTTAGTCGTGAACGAATTGCAGAAAAGTTGACCGATCTAGATTTTATTGTCAATTCAATTAGCATAAATAATATTACTGAAATTACAATTCAAATTTTTGAAACAGATAGTTTTTACAAACTTATTTGCGGAGAAGCTATTAAATTTCTTTTGGCTGCTGCGGGATCTGTAGAACGATCTAACATGACTCAGCACCAAAATGCAGCATGGCAAATTATTGAGAACTATTATGCAGCTTATTATTCAATCCACTTTCTAATTAGAACCTGTGGAATTAGCATCACCAATCTTGATCAAAACGCGATTAATCAAATTAAAATCAATTCTTTAGGATTACAATATACAGGAATAATACCAACAGGCCTTTACACTATAAAATTTAATGCGGCTGACAATACAATTACTTTATCTAAGCGTGTCAAAAACGGAGGATCTCACATTGAAGCATGGGGACTTTGGGAAGAACTGATCGACAGAATGAATATGAGCGCGCAAAGCGACATAGCAGAGTACATGAAAGCAAGCATACTACTTAGTGAACATAAAAAATTTATAGTTAAGTCTACAGGAAGATACACACCTCCTGAAATTAGAGGAGATATAAATTATAAATTTGAAGGCGCAACATGGTATTTTGAGAAGCACTCACAGCCTACAATTCAATCTATACAAAGTGAAATTTTAAGTCCAAAATATAATATTTTAAAATCTCATAATGAAATTAAGAATTTTTTATGCTGCAACAACTTAATTATTGCGCTTGCAACAAAAGTTTTTAAACATGCATCAATGAGCTATAAAAGAAGTATTTTTAGATCAAAATACAATCAATATATTTTGCAAAAAAAATTATTAGTGAACTATTTAGAAATTTGAAAATTATTCAATAGAATTTTACTTCTGAAAAGAAATTGAATTAATTTCTTGACGGAACATGTTCAAGCCCCCGCCCGGCAGGTTTTTAAGCCGAAAATTCTTCTCACTCCTACCCACCATTAGAGCATTTTTGTCGTTCCCGGAAAAGCATTAGCGGAATCTGCAACCTACCTGTTAAACATTGTGTTAGGTAGCGAATTATCAGAGGGCATTAGTATATGGTCTTCGTGACCTTAGCTACGCCGTCTATTAGGTCTAGAACTTGTTCAGGTGTCGGCTCAATTTTTTTATTATGGTCGCAAAGGTTCCGAATGTCAGCAAGATGCTGATTAAAACGCCATTGAGGGACAGTGATCACGTCAGCAGTTTTAAGTAATTCATTAAGATCAGCTATGCTTGGATTTTTTTTGGAAATATTAACGTTGTGATTCTCGCAAACTTGATGCAAATGTTTTTCAAGCACGACACCAGAGACTGCTCCTGCTGCACGATAAAATTTATTTTTAAGGAGTTCTCGGGCGGCATCTAACTCAGAATCAAAAAGATCTGCTTGAACAAGTTGCTTTATTTCAAAAAGAGAACTTTCAAATCTCCTCTTTACAGATAAAATAATAGATATTTGCTGTTCTAAATTTGGAAGTGCTGACTTGCTATTTGCTATAATTTTTCCATACTCTATAACCTTGATATCTTGCAATGCATCCTCAATTGTGTAACTTTCATAATTAATATCTTTACGTCCCTTGGGTTTTTCATAAAAACGGACAAAATCTTGTACACGATCAGGAAGAATCTGTTTCACAAGTGCCAAAGCTTCAGAGTACCAGCTCTGATAAGAAATTTTGAAATCTGGCAGAGTATCAAGATATTTTTTTGTTTTCTCTTTATCCCCTCCATAATTTTTTAGAACCTCTTCCTCGAATTCTTCACTAAATGCGTAACGAAGAAATGCGTGACGAATTTTTGATCCTTCTTGGATAAGCTGTTCGAGATCAGACTTGTAACGATCAAGATTATTTGACATATAATAATCATTCTCCTTGTATAAGAAATTTAGGCAGCAAAGGATCAGGTCTGCTTTTGACGAAAGTTTCTTCCCACCTAGTATTTTTTCAGACCTTCCCTTCTCAACTCCCCGGCAACTTTCTCTGTGAGGATGCCTGCCGATCTCCACTGTTCGATCGTTTCCAGGTCACGTCTGAGGTTGTCGTTCAAGGGGCCTGCTGAATGGGTAGTTGTGGCGGATTTTGCAGAGACTATTTTAGAAGCTCCGCACCGATTGAATCTATGGCTTTTCGCACTGCCTCTTTTTCGCCGCGCACATTTGCCATTAGATGACGGCAACGGACTGGAAAACTGATACGACCCATGGCGCATGCTCTTTAAGGCCTAAGTGGTTATGGGCGGCATCAATAAAGGGCAGCCACTCCGCCTGGGAGGCTGGTCCGGCCATTTCGGAGTCCTCCGTGAAGTAAAGGAAGACCAGCCAAGCCTCGATGCCGTGCTCACGCAAAAAACCCAGATGAGCCAGCCTGTTTGCGTACTGGTAGTAGCCAGTGAGCCAGTTGGAGTCTGGGTCGGCGCATAGTGCCTGCTTCGCTGCCGCGCACGCTTTCTCGATCTTCTGGCGCGATGCAGGGCCGGCTTGGCACGAGGACTTCATCTCAGCGGCGTGAGCCTTTGCTTCGAAGAGGTACACTCGGCCTGATTTTTCAGTAGCCAAAGCATCCCACTGCGGTCCGCGATTTGGCCAAAAGTCGCGCATTTTCTTGATGAGTTGTGGGTGGCCGATCCGCTCGAGTACGTCCGCATCCCGATACTCTGCGAAGGCGTCTTGCTTCAGCGGGGAAACCCACTTGAGTTCACTTCCGACAGGAAGAGCGCCAGCCCTTACTAGCTGATCATTCAGTGCTTGCGGATGAGTCTGCACTAGATTTTGAATCCATTTAAGACTGCCTCGTTTGCCTAGCGGTTGTTCAATACGCACGCGCCTTCTTCTCCCTTATTGTTTTCTTTGGAGCCAGTAATATTTGCTCTCAATGGAGTGTTGCATGTGTTTGTAACTATGTAGATTATAGTCTAACAGTTATCCATGAATTGATGACCATCGCCATCTGGTTGAGCGTCATGAATACTGCTTTGTGAAGCCTAAATTACACTTTGCGAGCTCGAATTTTTCGATTGATGTAAGTTGTTTTATACTGATTTATTATTTGTGTCCCATTCTTTATATCTATTAACCATATCTATTAATGATAAATTGATTATTTTATAAGTATCATTTGCAAATTTTGAATCAATAATTAAATAGTTGAAGTCAATATTTAAACCTACATCTTTCTTTTTCCATGTTTTAATTTTTCTATTAGTATTATCATTTATCATGTCGACTCGCCCATTTGCGTGCGCAATTGCATGACGTACAACAGATAACATTCTGATACGTTCCCATGTTTCAGCGTCGCTACATAACTCAAATTTAAGAATGCTTTTATAGTATTTCTTTGCCCTTTCGAGAAAGTCACCTTTTAGATCGTTGATACCTATTTCTTGTTTTTGATTTTTTTGGAGAAGATTTGCAATTTCGATCACGCTCGTTTCGTAAACCGCATATAGCGAGATAATAAAAGACCCCCAAAAGAATCGCGGGAGTAGAAACTCAACCTTGTGGTCGCACTCCTGGCGCGAAAAGTCCCATTCTGGATCTTGAGGGGATAGATGTTCTTTTTGACGGTATTCTGAAAGTTTAACCTGCTCAGTTAGAGTAAGATGCTCAAGTTGCTTTTCAATTAATTCATAATGGTCTTCAAGGGCAAGAAGCTCCATCGATACATCTAGCAATCGAAAATCAAAGTCGATCTTCATTTAGTTTCCGTATAACGCCACGCATAATCGAACAAAAATCCTGAGCGAAGCGTAGCTTTTGCGGTCAGCAGTTACAATAAAAGGCTCTTGTCTTCCTTTAGCCCTTTAATAGCATGGCTTAATTTAAAAATCAGCAAAAAAAGTTGTCATACATTCAGACGAAGCAACGGCGCCCAAATCTGCGTAAAGAATGATAAGACGGTGCCCCACGAAAGCAAAATTGGGTTGAAATCGTGTCATAAAAACAATAATCGGTTTCATAAATTCAATTACTGGCTAGCTAATGGGACACCAAGCAATGAAAATTTGCCCGAAGTGCCTGTACAAGGCGAATGAGCAGGATCAAAAATTCTCCCCTCTTTCCTGTCCACGATGTGGATGTCTGTATTCTGCGCGTGACATTATCAACGAGGAGAAAAGAAAGAAAAACGAGAACCTCAAGGCTTGGCGGATAACTCGCTGGCGAGCAAATAATGGACGAGGATTGATTTTTGGAATTCCTGCTTTCATGGTAATAATGTACATCATTTACCAGTTCGGACACCTAGTCATAGCTAACAGCCGCCCAATAGCAAATGAAGTCTACCAAATCACCAAAAAAGAGTTGCAAATAGAAAATACTGCGTCGATCAGTGCCGTCATACATCCAGTCAGCACAAAAAAAGAAAAAGGAGTTCTGACCGTTAGCGCTCGAAAGACGATCACCCTTTGGCTGATACATCAGACCACAAACAACAAGATTGGGCCTTTTTTAATCGACAAAAAGCCGGAAAGAATTGCCTTGGATAAGGGGAATTACACTGCCTTGATCATCGACAACGGCAAGAAGACAATCAAGAGTCTCAGCTTTTTGGGATCGGAACAAGAACTTAAACTTGAACTTTAAGAGTGAAGAGAGAACGTTGATGGACTGAGCATCAAATCGCGGAGTTAGGTCGAAATGGCCACAACGAAACCACCAAATTAAAGACCGTAAGATGGTAAAACCAACCTTACGGTCATGATTTCAATGGCGAAGCCGATGGACTCGTCCGACGGCTGACGTGACAGGACGATGATTGCGGTTTTACCCCGCCATATTTGATTTAGATGTCGAGTTATGTGGGATGAGTATTTCTGAAACGTGTTTTCCGACCATCATAGATGCATGGTGCGCTGCAACAGCCTCGATCAATGACACAGATTCATCACCATACCGAACAGCAGCGCGCGTCTGCAATTGATCGGTGATCGCATTTTCGAGCGGCTTCATTCCTCCCGTTCTTGCAAGATCGGCAAGACCGCGAATGTCATGGTTTTTCGGGAAAGGAATGCCTTTCTCCTTGAGGAATGATTTGAGGAGCTTTTCAGCTGCTTGGGCAGAAGACCATTTCGACTGCCCATAATGAGGTGGCACGGAGAAGATATGCCTCACTGACGATTGAATGTCCGATAGCGCTTCGGGCACATATTTATTACCCTTAATGCCCTCAATTGCGTGCATACAATTAAGCGCATACATGAACAATTCTATAATATTACAACATTCTTTATCGGAGAGTTGGGCTGCAAGACCAGACGGAAAACCATTGATCAGGGTAAGCACGTTTGTAATTGGCGGGTGTCCGTCGCTCCGCAATTCTGGTTCATTGGCGTAACGACTCAAGTCTCGCTCTATGACACATCGAACACTTCCGAATATGCGGGGCAAGCGAATTTCCCAGGGATCGCCTCTCAAAAGGATGACCGCCGACCCAGGACCCATGGATATCTTTTGACGATCACCGTATCGATCATCAAACCACTTACGGATATGGGCAGAAGCATCGCTGCCGGTATACACCCCCGCCCTTCCATTGTCGGGGCGTGAGGACAATGGAATTGTCAAATGGAATAGCTTTGAATACTGGGCAGCAGCATGCAAGGACCGCGCGTGGATCTGCACATTCGCTGCTCGAAGTTGAGCATCGATGCTTTCCATTACACGATTAAACTCTTCTTGCGTCGATGAAATTTGGATCATGGTTGAGGTAGGGTCTAACAAGTAATTATAAAGTTTTATGGCATGACGACCTCTTTATCCATTTTAATTAATATTTCAATCCTCTAGGCGGCTTTCGAATGTTTGCCCTTCTCTTGCCATAGTCCAACATTTTTCTCCGCGCGACCATATAACCTTCCCTACAGTTAACTTTCGAAATTCTGCCAATACTTTATTGTGTATACCGTAATTACCACTGTCGTTTATCTTGATGTAATCATCCCCAAACTCTTTTTTCATTTTCCAGACGACTTCTTCCTGATAAAGATACCGACCTTTAAATTGGGTGAGCATCCATTCTGCTGCTTTTTTATAGTCTGTCATTTTAATTCCCTTAGTAATTTATGCATAATGTGGAGTTAAGGCGCCTGCGTGGCTTTTCGCACAGAACGCCTCGAATACAGGGTTAGGGCAGCGGTCGAGAAGGGCCACAAATTGGAATTGCACGCTCACCGTTTAGAACCTCAAGCAACAATGTCCGCAACTCGTTTTGTTGCGCCTGATTGAATACGTATCCACTCGGATAGTAAGACGGTTGCTTAACTAAGGACTTTGAGAATGGGATTTTAAGGTCCATTGCCATTAGATGAATTAGGTCGGCGAGCAGGTTGCTCGCCGTGCTCTCCCACCGAGCATGACTATCTTCGGTTTGGCCTTGGTCTGAATTCAGATGGGCGAAATATAGACGCCATGCGTCTGCGATCTTTGGGTAGTCCTTTTCAAGAAAGGCAAAATCAATTTGATTCAATGCCTGAACATGATCTGGATGAAGCGGTACAGAGCGAGTTGACCAGAGAGAGCGGAATACCCATTCCTTTCGGTCGTGAACCATTCGGCGCTGTTGTCGCCACTCAGAGGCCCAGACTGCGAGGACTGGCCCTGCGAGTGTTGCGAAAACTACTGCCCAATCAATTTGCATGCGGCAACTCCTTGCTAGAAAGTCCTAACAAGTTTTAATATTTTATCCCACTTACAGATAAGTGGCCTAACGAAGACAGGTCCGCTTGAGCGAGATGTTAGGCTGCGGCGACTGTATTGCTCTTGTAGCCTATGAAGTAAGAATGGACTCGATAATCTTCTTTCCGACGGAGATCACGAGATCAAACGTCATATCAAGTCCTTTGGACTTGAACGTCTCCTTTGTCTTGCTCCAAACGGATTCACTTCGGATGGTGTCGAGCAATTCATGCCCGGCATTCGTCATGTTCGTAACGATGGCTGCGTGAATCGCACCATTACCTGACTTCGACTCTAGGAACTTTGCGTTGACGTAGCCAGCCTGATCGAGAAGCCGCATGTTGTACGCGACTTCTTGTTCCGAGAACTCGGACAACTTGCCCGGTGTCAGATTGGTATTGGCGGTCGGTGCCTCCTCAAGCTTCAAGAGGACGGCGCGAATGATTTCCCAGTCACGCTTCATGTGTTGACTCCCAGCTTTGGATAGATCGAATACGAATTGTACGGCCTAACGCCCAAGGGTTGGAAACGCGTAGCGTAGTCATTCCCGTTGCTTGTAATTATTAGGTTACTCATCCGCGTTAATTGGATTTTGCTTAATTCCAAAGTAGGCAATTACGACGAAGTCAGCAATAATATGACAAAAAGGCGAGGGCCAGATATCGATCTTGAATTTAGGTCTTCCACCTTTTTAATACCAGTACCCTAGCCAACAAAATCATGTTTACTGATACATGAATGATTACGGTTCTGGCAAGAATTTCTCCTGTCATACGTTCACATTAAGCCATAAACAACAAAGGCCACTCGATATCAGACGGCCTTGTTTATGGCTCCGTGAAGGAGCGCAGACTTCAGAAGAATAAACCTCACAGCGGAGGCCACAACTGAAAAGAGATTTCAGCCTTTCGACCGAAATCCCTTATCTTGTTTGGCGGTGCCGTTGGGGATCCGAACCATTCCGCGAATGTCGCCTCGATGTTCTCCATGTTCATGCTGACACCGTATAGGCCGCCCTAGGCAAAAGTGAGGGACTACATCGGCAACCACCCCGCCGCGGCCATGGACAGGCAGACTGGTAAGAGCACGGCTGCAAACAGGATCATGCGCTTGCGCGACTTGCGTGCGCATTCCTTGCAATGACGTTGAACGTCGTTCATCAAATTCAATCCACATTTCGGACATGCAAGTATTGTCATACAGCCCCCTTTTTTTGGGGATCTTTAGCAAATCTGGACGATCCTTAGAATGGGTAGTCATTTAAGCACAAGAAACGCCAGGAATACGTTGTGATACGCATACGGGGTGTTCTTGTCGTTTGATACGCGAAACAGGCCACCGCCAAAAAATCCATCATTCTACTCCATGCCCACGACAAAGATCGCGCTTCTCAGTTAGCCAAAAAATTTTCAGGATCTTCAAAATTTCTTGTGTCTTACAGCAGCTATACGCTATGGCACGTAAAATTTGTTGCGGGCGAGCAGCGCCCACATCGCTTTTGGAGACCATAAGCTCAGTCATTGAAAGGTGGTTCCAAGCATATTAAAAACTGCAGTTAAGTTGTTGCCTTAATCACAAAAATCGGAATGATAAATTGTATTGTGATTCACTTAATCTATGGAAATACAACACCGCTACGCCATCGACCACGAAGAACAACTCATAGATGTTCATAATTTAGATCGCGCATCTGTCCCAGCAGGTACGATATTCAAATGCGTTGGGTGCGGCGGAGATCAAGTTGCATGCCTTGGTGCTGTTAGACAAAAGCATTTCAAACATAAAATCAATACTCTCAGTTGTTCTGAAGAAACATACTTGCATCAACTTGCAAAACGAGTTTTTTATTCTGAGTATACAAAATGTCTTGAAACAAAAAAACCATTTCATTTAGTTCGTTTAGAAAAAAGCATTTGTGATCATTATGAGCAGCAATATGGTTTTACTTGTTCTAATAAAGATCTTGTTTATCATGATTTAACGAAATATTTTAATAATATATTTCTTGAAAAATATCATAGTGGCTTTGTTGCTGATGTCCTTTTACAATCGGATAAATACGGAATTCTTTTTGTTGAATTTGCCGTTACCCATAAATGCGAGAAAGAAAAAAGGAACAGTGGAATACGTATTCTTGAATACTCCTTAACTGAAGAAAGGGACATAGAACCAATTAAGTCTCACTTAATTCGCGCTAATGATTTTAATATCAACTTGTATAATTTTAAATCACAAATAGTTAGAAAATCAATATGTAATGGAAAATGTCATGCAGCAATAATAAATGTTTTTATTGTTTCAAAAAATAAAAAAGCTATACTGAACGAAATGGAACCCAGTCCAGACTTAAAGAGTCAAATACGAGGAAACCCGGCTTATGTTGAAATTTTAGGTTTAAAAAAAGGGGAAAAAAAAGACCAGACATTGCTTTTTATGCAGAAAGTGCGTGAAGCACACTTCAAAAATATTCCTATCAGAAACTGTTATATCTGTAAGTACCATGGGATCGATGGCGTAGATAACGCTGTATTTTGTAAGATTAAAAAAACCAGTACTCCATCAAACTATGCTGTCGACTGTAGCAAATATTGTCCGATGAACAGTTTAGAGGAGTGCTTGGCTTTAGATGTTAAGAATGAAGAATCTGCAAAAAAATTTAAATATCACACTATGATTCGTCGGCGGTATTCGTGACAACATAATCATGACTCCTCTGAGCGACGCATCGTGGCCCTAAATTGCGCAAAAAAATACTTCATCAATAACTACATGTGAGCCATCTATCTAGTATATTCAAAGCAGTTTAATGATATATGTCTTATCGATCTGCAAATTTTTGCTAAAAATTACACCACGCGGAGGCAGCATGTTTAGAACAACTTGTTCTATTTTTTTATTTCTCATTTTAGGGGTATTTAGTGCAGGATGCTCAACAAAAGTTGTTTACAACACGCAGATGCCAGAAAATTATGTAAAGAATTCTAAAATCGAAAAATACGATATTCAATACAACGACGGTGTTTTGGCCTCTAGAAAATTAATTAGTCAAATTAATTTTCAATTAAAAGAAAAAATTGAGAAAATGAATGTAGATAATTACAGTCAAAAAATCAGCATTACAGTTCATGTGTCAGAGGTTAAAATCGCCAGAGTAGGATCAACTCTTATGCTTGGAGCATTTGTTGGCAACAACGAGCTAAATGGGTTCATAGTTGTTCATGATTATGAAACCAATAAGATTATAAGTAGCTACGCAATCGAAGTGGACAAAAACTATGGCGGATATTCCGCATTTTTTGATCTTGAGGAAAAGATGGCGGAAGAGTTTGCTGATCAGATTCTAAAACAAATCAATTCTTAGGATCAGAAATTAGTTAGCCAGTATATATCAGCCTTCGATCTCAAGTGCGTACTGCGCGTAGTCTTAAAATGTCGCTTTGTTGTCGCTAACAACGACCGTGGCATCCTCGCGCGTACGCGCGTAAGCGTATTGGTTTGTTAGAAAGACGGAAGCTATGTATTCACCCGAAAAGATGACTCATTATTGAGGCGCACACGTCACTAATCAAGATTATATATTCTGTCTAAAATTTTCAAATGCTATGAGCTTATCGTGACTAACATTGTGGATCTTTTACGGCGGTCGCATGAGATGTCTGCCGAATTGGAAATCTTTCTTAATCTTCCAGTTTATAACGACTCTGCGCGAATCATATCGAGCCGCGTACTTTGTGGTGTTTCATTCGAACATTCTGAAAGTGTACGCCTACTCATCGGCACGGGTAATTTTACTTCTTCACTTGGTGTACTCCGAATGCAATATGAATCTTTTGCTAAAGCAGTTTGGGCTCTTTATGCAGCATCAGACAACATGATTAGTAAACTAGAATGTGAATTGACTTATGAAACTGAAAAGTGGGCGGACAAGGTTCCTCTGTTGAACGGAATACTCAAGGAACTTGAAGATAAAGCGCCACCTCAAGTAACTGACCAATTACTTGAGTTTAAAGAATACTCATGGAAGCCCCTCAGTTCATATATTCATGGAGGCATACACGCCATTAATCGGCATGCCAAAGGCTATCCAACGGAACTCCTCGCTCAGGCGGCTAGATCTTCAAACGGACTACTCGTAATGACTGGCATGATGCTTGTTGTTCTGTCTGGTGATAGTCGGCAGCAGGGAAAAATACCGGATATTCAACGTAGATTCGCTGACTGTTGTCCAAAACTGAATCCAGATAAAACTTAACTCAAATAATACAGCAAACACAGTGGTGAACATTTCATGGAATTAAAATTCAATGAATTATTGACGAAATCTGGATACAACATCTCTAATGTTCGCTTAGTTCGCCATAAAGACAATAGTGCATTTGAAGGCAGAACACCTTTTGAGCTATGGATGAATGATCGCCCAAAATTTGATTTATATCAGTCAGTTCAGCGAATTGAAAATCGAACGAAACTCAAAGCCAAATACTGGGCATCATTTTTGGGAACTCCGAATGGGCAAACCGTTTTTATAGGAATGTATCATGTAAACTATAAAGGGCTTTTGAAGAACGATACCCCTAAACCACAAAATGACGGCATTGATCTGGCGGGAAGCTGTGATGAATATGAACTGACACTTCAAGACAATCTGAAAGAGTATATCGGAAAACTAATAATTGATTGGGGGCCTGGCGCAAAAGCTTGGATTCAAAGAGCTGACAAGCTGGACAAGGACGTGGTTGAAATACTGTCTGACGTTGTTGATATAGACGAACCTTTAATCAAAAATATTATTCGTAATCCAAAGTGGTCACGTGACGAGTTGATCTTGGCGCTTGATCTATATTTCAAAGTAAACCCATCGCATATATCAAAAAATCATCCGGCAATTATAGAACTCAGCGAAATCCTGAATTCGCTACCCATTCATCCCCATGCTGGTCATGGCGATAAGTTTCGCAATCCGAATGGGGTTTATATGAAATTGTGTAATTTTCTCAGATTTGATCCGGAATACAAAGGAAGTGGGCTTACAAGAGGTGGAAAGCTAGAGGAAATAATATGGAATGATTTTGCGAATGATATACATGGACTACAAAAGACTGCCAATTCAATCAAATTGGCTATTAATGCTGTGCCCCCGCCGAGCGACGATGAAGAAGCGGCGATTGATGAAGATGAAGAATTTATAGAAGGGCGTTTACTGACTCAGCTCCACAAACGGCGTGAACGAAACCCCCGCTTGGTGAAAAAGAAAAAAGCGAAGGTTCTTAAAGAAAAAGGGAACCTTGCTTGTGAGGTCTGTGGCTTTGATTTTCACATTTCCTATGGCGAACTTGGACGAGGATTTGCAGAATGTCACCACAATTTATTACCGATATCCGGCTTAACACAAGCAACAGCAACAAAGCTTTCTGATCTGGCCATTGTTTGTGCGAATTGCCATAGAATGCTCCATCGTGTCAGACCTTGGAAAAGTGTTGAGCAGTTGAAAGATGTTTACATGTTCATTGGTTAAGGATGATAAATACATGCCTTGCGTTGACGTTTTTTGTCCTAAATCGCAATATAACGATATGATTAAAGACAACCAGGCCAATCAGAATCGGATGGCCTAGTTGTTTTGCAATATCTCGTAATCTAGAGTTTCGGAGATATTCTTGATATTAGCACGACAGTGCCATTTCAAGTTTTTTTAATAAGACAGTCGCAATTACTATTCTTATTCTTAACTTATTTTTTTCAATACCAGGCATTTTCTTGCGCAAATGAATGTCATATTTTGAAAATTGCGAAGCAGGAAAGAATGACTCTAATAAATTACTTAAGTGGTGAATTGAATCTGGATACTCTTTATTGTCATGTATATACTTGTGCAATTCATGGGCGTTTTCAAATTTTAAATTTTCAAATTCTATAATTAATTCATTAAATTTTGACAATAACATATTGTTATCATCAAGATTTTTAATAGACTCTTGCGCCATTATCATTGCGTCATTCAAAGTATAATGTAGAATTTTATGATCATTTTTCCCCTCACCAAGATGCAAACATGATCTCCAAATTGTTTCTGGATAATTACTGCTTACAATTTCAATCCTCGTACCTCTGACTTCCTTATGAGGAATTCTGATGATTCTGCTAGATGAATAATTTGTTTTGCGAATTGATCTTTTTCTTGCTTGCGGCGGGTCAAATGTTGCTACATTATTAATAATAAACGGACAGCATTGTTCATTTGTCTCTGCGAGCATTATTCCATTTGCAATATGCCAAGTAAGTATCGGAGGTACAGCATTTCCAGCTTGTTTATATCTTGAGTTTACAGTTTTCCCTCCAAATTGAAAATTTATAGGAAATGTTTGCAACGTTGCGCACTCTCTGATTGTTGCTCTTCTATAATTTATGTTTTTAGACTTAATAACAAGAGTTTCTCTTCCCATTTGCAGAGAAACAACTGTTCTTGCTGGTTTATCTAAATCGTCTGGAAAATCCATTTTTCCCATATACGGATGATTTTGTTTCACCTGCGCTATCTGTCTCGCCTCTTGATCTGTAATAACTGTATCCATGAAATGATCAGTTAGTTCTGTCTCTAATATTTCTATCGAATAATTTGGATCTTTCACCACTTTTGATTGAGGAACTCCCAATGGGTCTGGAAATGAATTTATAATTTCACCAAGTGTTTTTGCAGATTTCGCAAAGTTTTTTAATAAAGAAGATTTATAGGATTTTGCGTGTGTCGGTTCAGCTATTGGGTATTTTCCAATTAGCAGACGCTTACGTTTTTGAGGAGCACCGTATAATGAAATATCAAATTCTTTTTTATTCGGAATATCTAAAAATCCTTCTCTGTCTATACCTATCCATTTTAATGGAATTCGTTCTGGTAAGTGGAGACCTATTCTTGGAACATTTTCCATAATCCAATATTTTGGTTTTTTTATATATACTATTTTTAAAAAAAATTGAACTAGCTTTAGCCCATCTAAAACATTTGCGCGAGATCCTTTTGATGTTGAAAAATTAACACATGGAGGACCGCCAACAATAATATCGCTGCTTGGTATAGAATCTATTTCTACATTCTCTATATTACTACAACATATTTTAGCAGTAGGAAAGTTACGTTCGAAAGTTTCGATTGAATCTTTGTTATTATCGAGTCCATAGATAATTTTAAATCCAGCCATTTGAAAACCAAGACTAATGCCGCCGCAACCACAAAATAAATCGATAACAGTCAATTTTAAATCCCCTTGTCGACTATAGTCCGTTGAAATCCATGCCCAGACATGATGACTAAAGGCAACATTTAGCAGTGTCAACATGCAAGGACTTCGAATATGACAGAAATTGGTAAAGTTATCCGGAAACATCGGAAAAATCTCGATTTGAGCCAGTCTCAATTAGCAGATTTGTCTGGACTTGATCGTACATATATTTCTTTGCTCGAATGCGACAAAAAAAGTCCAACTGTCGAAACACTCGCCAAAATCTCGCAAGCGTTAAGTGTCAAGTTGTCAGAAATATTGTCTGAGGCTGGCCTATGATTCTCTACTGGAAAGATGAAGAGATAAAAGATATTGGGACAATTCCAACTGTATGCGACACTGTTACTCAAGCTCTAAAACATGAAATAGAGCAATCGTTTTCAATTTTTTTAGATAATCCATTTATTATCAATGACACAGCATGGTTTGAGTATACAGAAGGGAAAATAAAACCTAGAGTTACAAACTGCGCAGAATATATTTCAAAAAAATTTCAAAAAGGCTTGGAACATTTTGAATGGTTCAGTGATTATAAATTAAAAAATCAAGAAATTGATGGCTATAAAGAATTTATTTTTCCAAATATTACAGTCCATACAATCTCTGAAGCAAATCTCCGTAACTTACTACTAGCCATGCCATTTGATGAGAATTTCAAGAAAGCTATTAGTCTATTATATTCATGTAATTTTGAGAAACAAAAATATTTAGCTCCAGCAGGATTCGATCTGCAATTATTTGATCAATCACAAATCTTAACACCTATACGTGTCGGACTGGAGTTTGAGACAGGTAATATTGCAAGTTCATTCCGCGCGCTGTCAAAATTGAATTTTCTTTTTGAAGAAAATCAAATCGATCTTGGTATATTTATTACATCAGATTCAAAAAAAGTTTCTACAAGGATTTGGCCTTCTTCTAACAGAAATGGAAGTCTACAAGAGTTAAGGCAACGAATGTTTTTAAAAGATGTACGATTGCCAATTTTAATCTGTGGTTTCGCGCCAGATGGTTGGGATATGAAATCATCATATTTAGGAAATAAAGAGCGATACCAAATTGAAACAGATCGAGAAGAAATTTTAAATTTACAAAATGGCCAATCAATAAAGATGGCTTATTCTTCTCAAAAAAAATTATATAAAAAATTGTAACATATATTCTAAGTTTTCTAAATATCACCCCCCCCCTCACAACGCACAATAATTAAACCCCACCTTCGGCAACGCCCTCCCCTGCCCCCTCTTCTGCTCCGTGGCCGGCGGCAGCAAATTGTCCGGCACTCCGGCTGCCAATAACTTCCTGCGCATCTCACCAGGCAGCGGGTCTGTGCAGGCGATCAGGCATTTGCCTGGGAAGGTGCGGTGTACGCCCATGACCTTGGCCACGTCTGTTGTCAGATCCCAGCCCCTGTCCTTGAACCAGCGCAGCAGGCGCTTTTCGCGCGTCAGCTTCTTTTCGTCCACGCCCATTCCGGGCAGCCCTTTCTGCATGGTCAAAATGCCCTTCCGTTCCACGGCGGCCTCCCCTTCCGGACAGAATTCTATCCAGCCTTGCGATATTTTTCGACAAATGTACGCTTCAGCTTTTCGATATTCTCATCAAGGGTGTCAACGCTCGTGGAGCGTTTGTTTTTGTCCAGCACATAGGCCTCCTGCAGGCGTTTGCCCGTGTCGAACTGTCCCAGCGCCTCACGTACCCGCGAGTACGCCGGATACAGCCGCAGCAGCTTCTCGTTGTCGCGGCGGAATGTTCTGGCCTCTTTTATGTCATCGGCGCGCTCTTTGCGCAGGGCCGCGGCGGCCGCCGGGTCTTCTTTGTCCAGGGCCAGCAGCGCGGCCCGCAGCTCGCCCAGCTCGCGGGCGCGCTTGACCACGCGGTTCAGTTCCAGTGCCGCCGCCTCGTATTCCTTGCCCAGCACGTCGGGCTTGCGGGCCGCGCTCATGTGCGCGCCTGCTGAAGCAAGAAGCGCGGTCAGGCCGTCTTCCTCTCCCTGCAGGTACTTGAGCAGATAGCCCACCTGAATGGGCTGCAGATCGCGCAGCTGTGCCGTCAGGATGGACGGCAGGGCGCTGAAGAACAGTTCCTTGGGTTCGTACCGCGTATTTTTGACCGTCCGGCCTGTGGTGGCCAATTCCTTCACGCCCGTGAACGGCCGCTCGCGGTAGTCGGTCTTGGTGCCCAAAGCGCCCACGATCCGCATCAGCGGCGAGAGCTTGCCCTTGATCAGACTTGCAGGGTCCAAGATGCGCAGGAAGTCGGCGAAATGCCCAATCACGGAAAACACCTTGCGTTCACCCTTGGGCAGATCCATGCCAAGCCGCTCGTAGATCGGCGTCACGTCCACGCCCGTCCACTTCATGCGCCGCAGCGTGTCCCAGTCTGCAAACTGATCCCTGTAGAGATCATACCAATGGTCGTCGTCATCACCAAGCAGGGCCGACACCAGCACCTGCAGGGCCAGCGTGTGCAGCGCCCCGACCACGATGATCCGCGCCCAGAAGCGTCGATACACCTTGTCCATGCCGGGAGGCGCGGGCACCTCGTGCATCATCCGCGCGACGGCGTCGTTCAGCCCGGGCACCATGCCCGTGATCGTGCGCCAGTTCGATTCGGTCCAGTCCGGAGCGAGCAGCAGGAGCCGCAGCCCCGCCTGCACGCCGGGATGCCTGCCCATGCGCGCCAGGTGCAGACCGCCAAAATCGTCATTGACCAGACGCGCCACCCGCTCGGCCACCAGATCCGGATTGGGCACCCGCCCTTCCCGGTTCGCTTCGCGGATCTCGGCATCGAGCTGATGCCCATATTCCAGCACGGCGGCCTCGGCCTTGAGCCCGGCAAAATAGCGTTTGAAGAGCGCGTTGGCCGCCCGTTCGCGGAAGAACCGCCCGCCCCGCACGGCCGCAACGACCTTTTCCGCACCCGGCATGCGGCCGGACAGGTGCGTAAACAGCCGGTCCGTGATGCCGCGATGCTCAGACGCCGCGCCCTCGGACCAATCAGCCAGTTCGCCCACGGTCAGCCCGTGCCTGATGAGCTGGCGCAGCACGGCGTGATTGGTCCGGATCTTCTCCAGGCCACGCTTGTGGGCCGATACGGGGTTGATGGCGCTGGCCATTTTCTGCACGGCCCCGGACACGTCGCCCTTGCGCAGCGCTTCCAGCGCGCCCTGGTTCACGCCAAAGGCCCACGAGCGCGCGCCGGCCAGATGGTGGAAAAAGCTGGTCATCAGAATCCAGCCCTTGGCCGCGTTGTTGAAGGCCAGAATGGCACGCGGCAAGGGGGCCTTCCACGGGCTGTCCCCGTCCATGGCGCGGGTCATCCTGTTGATGAGGTCCGCCACCTTTTCCGGCGCGTACAGCGGCACCTTCTCGAAAATATCCACCTCCTGCCGGAACTCCACCCACGCGCCGGGGCTGCCCTGCTCGCGTAGCTCCTCGGCGTAGGCTCGGGCGTCGCGCTCGTTGTCAAACAGCGTGTCGGCCCGGCGCGCGCCCTTGTCAGCATACACGGCCCAATACCTGTTCGGCACAGACACGTACATCTTGCGACCCTGGCCGTCGGTACCCAGGAGCCCATACATGTCGCGCATGCGGATCTTGACCCCGGCCTTGCGCACCCAGACATGAAAACCCTTGCCCTGCAGCTCGACGTAGCCCTTCTGGGCCCGGGCCGACAGCACGCCCTGGGCGCGGCCTTCCTGGATGAACTGCTTGCCCGCCACGATTTGGCCGATCTCTCCGGCAATGGCCGCCCAGCTGGACGTGATGCCCTTGATCTGCAGGTCATAGCCCTTCATCCAGCCGTCGAAGATGGTTTCGAGCGTGCGGGCCTTGCTTGCCGTGGTGAAGGTCTTGAAGGCGTGGCCGGCGCCGGAGAAGACGGCCTTGTCGCCATCCTGCGGGCGGTTCCACAGGCGGCGCACGTAGTTGTCCAGCAGCGTGTTGACCACGCCCGCGTTTTTGGCCTGGGCGCCCACGGTCTCGAAAGCGCTGTTCATGGTTTCGTCCACGAAGTGCTTCTGCTCAATCGTCAGGTTCTCGGCCGCCTCCAGGATACGGAGCTGATCTTGAATGCGCAGCAGCGCAGCGCCCTTGATCTTTTTGACTTCAAGCTGCTCGCGGGCCCAGTCTTTGAACTCCTGAACCTTGGCGGGGTTGATCTGCATTTCCCGATGCACGAGCATGGCCGCGTCCAGCAGGCGGGAGCGGGAGGAATCCTTGAGCTCTTTTTCTGAGGAGAAGACATTTAGGGGGTTGTATTTCCACTTTTTGGAGTTTGCCAGGCGCTGCACGGCGCGCTGCATTTCCGTGGCGGCCACCTTTACCTGGTGTTGCACCTGGTCGCGGCCCTCGTGGATCTTATTGGCGAAGGTGCGGTTTGCCTCCAGTTCGGCCGCGATCTGCTCAGGCGTCATGGGCGTGGCCATGCCGGCCACGGTCTGGGATACTTGGGTAGCGACGCGGAAAAAACGGGTATTGTCACCCTCGCCGAAGGTTTCTAATGATTCGTCCGAAGAACCGCTTTGGCCCGAGATTGCGCTAGGGGTCGCCGAAAGGCGATGATTGGTCGGTGCCCTTTCCCAAAGCGGTTCCTTCAAAGCTCCGGTATCTGCGCCAGTTTGCATCCCCGCTTCGGCGGCATCTGCCCTGGTCTTGAACGCAGATTCCCGGGGCTTTGTTTTTTTCCCGCCCCGGCTGAACCGAATGTCGTCGTTTGCGGCGTCAAAGCTTCCGGCGTTTCCTGTGACGGACTTCACCTGCTCCGGGTAAAATGCCACCAACTCAATCGTGCCGTCGGGAAAATCCAGCACCACGCCGTCAAAGCCCTGGTCTTTGAGGCGCTGCGTCCAGCGTGCTATAGTCCCCTTGCTCAATCTTCTGAGCTTCTGCTTTCTCTTTAAGTTTGCGAAATAGGGGTTTCGGACAGCGACATACAGGGGCATCACCGCTTGGTTTTTGAACCTACCTTTCAGGTTCGCGTACGTTTCGGCGATGCGGACGTCGCTTATGAGGTACACCCCCCGGCCCAGCCAGCCGTTGTCCTTTCTGTTCGGATGGTCCAGGTCGAAGGCGTCTATGGCTTCTGCCGTTCCGTGAAAAAATACTCTGGGTCGTCCCCGGTCATCGAGGCCAACTTCTCTTCCTCTTCGTCCGTCAGCGGAATCAAATCCACCACCGCGTCGATTTCCTCCTGAGTATGCGCCTGCATCAGCTTTTCCAGCCACTCTTCCTCGTTGAAATCCATCGAACCACCTCCAAAAATTAACAATCCCGGCCGCACTTCCATGGATGGGCCTGCCCTCGCTGTTTACGGCCGGCCGCTCGATTCCGTCAATACTGATACTTTTTCGGCCTCTCCCCCGGGACAAGTACGTATTGTCATCCTCATCGGTCGCGCTTATGTTCCCTTCAGAACTGCTTTGGCCCGAGAACGCGTCAGGGGTTGCCGCAAGGCGATGATTGGTCTGCGCCCTTTCCCAAAGCAGTTTTTTCTTTTGACGCCCGCCCAGCTCGTTCACAAAATACTCAAGACGCATTGGGCTGGCGGAAACCACTCTCCAGAAATTTCCGGCCGGATCGAACTCCATCTTGACTGTCGCAGTTTTCCACGTTTTCACACCACGCACCACCAGCAGCACAGAACGCGCGTGCCCCTGATACGCCGCGTCAAAGTTCTCGACGACATGCATCACGAAGTCACGCACGGAAGAAAAGCCCATCCGCTCAATCTCCCTTTGGTGCCGCTCGATGATATGAGTCATGTCTCCAGGCCCCAGCCGGATCGGCCCGGCCTGCCATCCTATGGCGGCGGCGATCTCCTCAGTGATCATGCCTATGTCCGCCGGGTTCCGGCTCATCTTCGCCCCGCCCCCATCCACGGCCCGGACCCCCTTGCCCTCAACCGTAGCCCGACGCGCCCGTACGATCAGATCCAGGACATCCGCATCGGTCATTTTCAGGCCCGGAAACACCCGGCGCAGCGCACGGCGCACTGCGGCCACAAACCTATCCAGCGCCCGGGCGCGAACGCCCGTTTCCGCCCAGTGCGCCAGCACCTCCTCCACGGCCTCGCGGCGCTGGTCCAGGTTGGACAGATCCAGTTTGTAACCGCTGGCGATCTCCCCGGCCGCATCGCGGACCTTGGCGTTCTCCCAGGCCAGATCCAGGGCGCGGTTCAGTTCCGCCTTGCGCATGATCAGCCGCAAGCCATGGTGCCCGGTTCCCTCGTGCAGCAGTGTGCGCCGCACGTGGTCCACGTCGGCCATGCGGTCGGCGATGATGTACACGGTACCGTTGTGATAAACGGCCTGCACGTCACCCTCGGCCCCGGCCTTGCGTACCGCGCCCAGGATCTTCGCGGGCAGATCCCGCACGGACTGCACCACATTCACCACCGGAGCCTTGGCCCAATTCCCGGCCACGGTGTCCACCACGCCTTGCACGTCGGCCGCGGGCATGCCCTTGGCAGTGGGTCTGTCGGCGCGGGAGAAAAACACGTCCACATAGCCGTGCACATCGTAACCATTGCCCCGGAACGACTGTAAATTCCCTGCCGCATCCTGGTACAGCACATCCAGCACGCGCACGTTCGCGGCCCGCGCCAGGGCCGCAACATTGTGCCACGCCTTCGTATCGAAAATGCCGGGGATTATACCCAGAACGCCGTTGGCATTGGCGCGGTGCAGGGCCTTCAAGATATTTCCCAGCCCGTTCCCGCGCAGTGTGGCCATATCCTGCGGCGACATGGGCACAAAACCCACCACGACATTCTGTGTATTGAGCAGCACTATGCCGGAGTCCGCGCCGCCGGTGATTGTCTTGCTATGCTCAATGAGCACATCCGGATCGCTCAGCCGGATAACGCGCTCGGGTTCGTACACGCCGGAGAAAACGCGCACCTGCACAGGAACGCGCTTACCCTTCCCGTTGGATACTGGGATCGGGATATTGCCACCCAGTTCATTGGCAAAGCTGTTTGACGTGACCGCGAGCATACCCAGCATTTCCACGCCGCTACCCGTGAACAGGTCTCGAAAGACGTTGGCAAGAACCATGTCGGCATCTGGGGAAAGCTCGGCTTTTTCGCCTGGATGGTTGTGCGCCAGATAGACGTACCTGGCCCCGGGCACATCGAGCACGGAGCCAGCCAGAATCGAAGATTCGGCCACGGTTGAGGAGGTAGCTCCCTTGGAGTGGTGAAGAATCACCAGGGGCTTGTTTTTGGCGTCCAGCACCAGGGCAACCATGTTTTCCTGGGGCTGTTCGGCCAGACTCGCCACGGCGACAGCCGCGTCAAGATCGGACTCTATTCTTGCGGGGACTTCTTGCTCTCCAGCTGTTTTAAGCAGGACCGAACGTACTCCTGGGAGGCGTCCAGCGCTTCCTGGCTCGGCTCCGGAATCAGAATCCGCTCCTCGCCTTCCGGATATGTCACCTTCACGCTCGTTTTCCGGCTCGGATTCGGCAAGGGTTCTTTCTTTTCCATATTCACCTCCATTTTGCCCGGCCCTGACAGTTTCGGACGCAACGCCGACAGCCGCGTCAAGATCTGATCCTATTTTTTCGGAGACTTCTTGCTTTCCAGTTGTTTCAAGCAGGACCGAACGGACTCCTGGAAGACTTTCCACTCTTGCGGCGCTGGAATCAGGCCACTCTTTGCCCACCTCGCGCAGGGTATTGGGCTTTTGGGCCGGGTCGTGCGGCGGGGCGTTGGCCTGCTCCGTGTCCGATTCGGCGCGCTGGTCAAAGACTTCCTTGCCTTCGCGGTAATCCTGGCGCTCCTGCAGGCGGCGCAGGATCTCGTCTATCTCCGTGCGTGCATCGTCCACGGCGCGGCTGTAATCCTGCTCGATGGCCTTTTTGGACTGCACGCGGTCGCGCAGCAGGTCCATCAGGTTCTGAACCTCGCGGTCGATTGCCAGTTCCGGAACCTCAGCGCTCAACATGTCCGCCAGCTCGTCCAGCATGGCCCCGTCTCTGGACACGAAACCCAGTCCAAACCTGGACTGCATCCACTGGATTCCGTCCCGGCCCATCTGCTCCCGGGCATGGTCGTAATTGATCCCGCCCAGCTTGCGGATGCGTGAAATCACGCGCTCATGGATGTCCAGGGCATGATCCCGCACTTCGGCATGCATGCTCATTTCATAAGCCAGATCAGCCAGGCGCGTCTCGCTCTCATCACGTTCGGCCTGCTCGATGAGCCCGGCTTCTTCCTCCGTCAACGCACCGGCATCAACCAGGTGCCGCGTTACGTTGTCGGCATAGTCCAGCGCTTCGGCTATTCGAGATTGATCCTCGACAAAAGATCCTGCCTGAAGGCTTCCCCCTTGTCCTTGGTCATCCTGTTGAACAGTCCCCGCTTGAACGTCGCCGACCGGCCCACCGTGGTCTTGTTGAAAGCCCTGGCCAGCCTGTCCAACGTCTTCTCCGCCCGCTCCGCTTTGTCCTCGGTCATCCATCCCCTCCTGCTTGTGCTGCCCTGCCACTTCCCCAAACGAAACTGCCTGATCGAAAATCGAAACATGCCCGGGAGGCGCAGCCCCTTCACCGCCACCAAACCCGCCTCCCTGATCGTTCACGGGCTCCGCTGGCTGCCGCTCCATCCAATACCGCCCCTTGTACCGCGCCAGCACCTCGGGCGGCACAGGCAAGCCCTGCTCCAGGGCCTCGCGCACATGGCGCTCGTGCGTGTTCATCCTGGACTTGGGGCCGTCGGGCTTGGCTTCCAGGTACTCGTCCTGAGTCATCTGCCAGGGGGCCTTGGCAGGTTCCGACAGATCGACGGCAGGCTGTAAACTTTCCATGGCCGCGCCGCTGGTTAAGGAAACGGCGTTTTCGTTTCCTTGCGCAAGGGGCGGAGCCGCCCCGGGTTCCGCCGGGGCAGACATCATGCCCTGCAGCTCTTCGGGCGTAAATGGGGTGTTCGGCGCCTGTTGCGCTACTGGCGCTACAGGCTGCGCCCCATCCGGGACGAATTCACCACCCACGGGAACAGCCGCCTCGGCTGCAACGCGCTGAGACTCCTTGAACGCGGCGTCACCCTCGGGGGTGCCCAGGATGGCCGGGTTGATCTCGTTTGCCTCGTCCACCACGGGGACATCGTTCATCTGCCCCAACGTATCGGCCAGATCGTCCACGCGGTCCGCGACCGTGGGCGCTGCGGCCCCTGCAGGCGCGGAAGGCGCGGCGGGCGGCGGTGTTGCCGGATCGGTCGGGGAGAGATTCAGCAGATCCACTTCCCGGCCCTGGTCCAGGGCATCGGCTGCGGCCTGCGTGTGGGCCGGGTCCGGAGCGGCGGCTTGTGTTTTGGACGGGTCCGGAGCGGCGGTTTGTGTTTTGGACGGGTCCGGAGCGGCGGTTTGCGTGTGGGCCGGGTCCGGAGCCGGGTCATTTTTGTCACGCGGCTTGGACATGGGCGACGAAAGAACATGTCCACCAGCGCCAACCATGAATGTTCCGGGAATAACAGCGGCCTCCTCGCGTGCGCCCTTGGCCACGGCCTGAACCACACTTTGCGGCTCCGCCTCGGTCCGCGCGATGCCAAGGCCCGAACGCGCGTCCTCGACCAGGCCGTTCCTTATCCATGGGAGCTTACCGGCCGTCTCGGCTATGGCCTGCACCGGACCTTCAAGCCATTCAGTCAGTGCCTCCTTGCCACCCGTGAGGAGGATCTTGGCCCCGCGCTTGGCCAGCCCGTCCACCACTTCCTTACTCAAAATGCCATCCAGACCAACCTTGTTCAGCCAGATCGAGGTCAACCCGTATCCGGTCGAGCGCCCCAATGCCTCCGTGGGTGCCACGCCTTTCTTCAGCTGATCGGCCAGCATGCCGCCACCTTCCATGAGTCCGCCGACAACACCGCCGGCCGTGGACGCCATGGATACCGGGACAGACATGGCTGCGGCAATGACCGGGAGCATGGACCCGGCCGCGTCCGCGCCACCTTCGAGCATGTAGCCGGGGTTCAGGAGCAGGGATGGATCATCGAGAAAGTCCTTACCCTTGCGGTATTGCGGCACGCGATCATCGGCGAATTTGCGACCCGAAGCCCAATCAGCATGAGCACTCTTGCCTTGGCCGATAAGCCAGTCCCCGCCCCGGCGCATGGCCTCAGTCAAAGGGTCGGACTCGCCGTGCGCCGTGTCGGCGAAATCGGCCATGGCGTGCAGGCCTGCGCCAGGAATGTCATAAAACAGGTTGGCGCTGAAATCGCCCAGGGCCGCGCCGGTCCTGATGGCGGACCGCACTGGCCATGCCGCGTCGGAAGACAGGACGCCGGGCTCGACTTCGGTTGACGCTGCTTTCAGCGCGGCAGCATCCTCCGCCGTAAACGGCGCTGTCTCAAACGGGTCAAAATCCACCTGTTCGAGCGCGTATTGTTTGTTTTGCTGGCTTGCGGCGGCATCATCCGCAAACGGGTCGAAATCCACCAGTTCCAACACAGCGTCAGGCTGCTCCTCCTCCCAGTCCGATAGAGCCGTTTCCCCCCTTCGCGCATCCTGAAAAGGGTCGAAATCCACCCGTTCGAGAACAACCGTCATGTCTGACTCCTATTTGCGCACGCGATACCACGCGCCGTTCTGCTGCACGTACCACATACCATCCCCGGCCTGCCTGGCCCCGTTCACGGGAGGAGTCGGCGGCGTGGTGTCCGTCCGCACTTCCCTGGACACGTTTTGCCTCATGGTATTGACCACCTTTTGCGGCTTGGACGGCGCGTCAAGGTAGCCCCCGGCCTGCATCAGGGCAATGTAACGACCGGCTATCTGTCTCTCTGCGGCGTTGCCTTTGGGATCGTTCGCGATCTGGTCCATACGCGCGACCACGCTCTGTTTCTGGCCGGTATCCAGGCCCTCCAGGTTGCCCACGTCGCCCAGGAAGGCAAACGTGTTACTGCCCGACTCCTTAATCTGCTTGGTCACGAAATCGATCTCATCCCTAATGACCTTGCGGTCCTTGTCCACATCATCGCGCCCCTTGGCCCCTGCACTGGCCCGGCGCTCTCCGGCCAGGGCATTGGTGGCGTTTATGTCCGCCTGCGCCTTGGGGCCGATCCACTGCGTTTCCGCCGCGTGCCTTCCAGCCTGCGCGTTGATGTTGCCGATCTCAGCATTGGCCTTGCCCAGATCCAACCCGCCCTTGGCATCGTCCAGCTTTTGGGCTCCGGGCACGGTCGCGGCCTGCTTGGGCGTCATGGTCACGACCTTGCCGTTCACCACGTACTGGGCAGGCGCGTATTCCAGCTGCTTGAGCTTCAGGGCGGTTTCAGGATCGGCCAGTTTCACCAGGCGCTCCATCGCTTCTTCAAAGGGTATTTCCCGGCCGCCGGATACAAGTTTTCCGTTCCGCCATTCCACGGCTCCAAAGGCGGGCATTTCCGTAAAGGTCTGGGCCAGGAAAGGGCCAACCTGGTCCTGCTGCAGCTCGTACTCGCCATCAGCCAGGCGTACGGGATTTCCCTCTATGGCCATGATCGCAGCCTTGGCGCGGGCCGAAATGGTTTGCGCATCGCGCTCCATTTGCTTCAGGGGCAGGCCCTTCTCGAACTCGTCCAGCTCCAGCCTTTCTTTGCGCATACCTAAATCCAGGCCCTGCATGCGCTTGTCGTTGAACTGCGTTTCCTGCTCAAACCGCTGGTCCGCCTGGTTGTCCTGATGAGCGCGCTGGATGCCGCCGCTCATGGTGATGGGCATCATGATTCCCATGGTCGGGCCTCCTTAATATTGGCGGGTAAGGTTGTATCCGGCCTCATTAAAAGCCGCGCCGGCTGCCTGGCTGGCGGCCTGCGCCAGCTTGGCCGTAGTATCGCTGGAAGCGGCCAAGGACGCGGCCGGGATGCCGAGGCTGATGGACGGCGGGCGCGGCGTGTCCACTGTCGCGCCCATGCCGCCCCTCACGTTGGTCGCGTTGCCCAGACGGGCGTAATTGGTGTCGCGGGCGGTCTGCCAGGCCGATGTGCGCGCCCCGGCCTTGGCCAGGGCCTTGTTGATGACGGACTGATGGGTAAGCTGCTGGGCCTGATCCCCACCCAGGGACACGCCGCGCCGCCCCAGGCTGCGGGCAATCTGCCCGTCCGCCCCGGCCATGGCCGTTTCCACGGCCGCCCCGGCGCGGTCCATGTCCATGCGCGGGTCGATGCCTTTTTCGGATTCATCGAAAAACTTGGACAGAATGCCCCGGGAATCCCGGTACAGGTCCATGTCCTTCGACTGCTCGCCAAGGCCGCGCTCTGCCAATGCGTATTGCGCGGACAACAGCCCAGGCGTGCGGGCAATGGCCTGGTCCAGCTCTATGCCGGACAACACGCCCTGCTTCTGCATGAGCGGCTTGTTGACGGCCCATTGGTCCGTGGCAATTTGATCCTGCTTGGCGGCAGTACCCGCCACTGTATCCCAGGCATCGCCGGCGACTTTATTATTGCTGATGCCGGAAGAGATATTGTAAATCGCCGACGCCACAGGCGCGGCCTTGCTCGCGACGTTCAGGACCGAATCAAGCGCGCTGAAGAAATCCATGGCTTATGCCCTCCTGGTGAAAAATCGCTGTTGCGTCTGCGTAAGTGCCGCATCCAGCACGCTGGGCTTGGTGGGCTGCGTCCCTGCTGGTTGCCGCTGGCCAGATCCACCCGCGAGCCGCTGCTGAAATCGCGGGTTCACCGGCTCGCCCTGCGGGGCGGCCGCCGGTGCCTTCTTGGTGAAAAACCGCTCCAGCCCGGCCACCAAGCTATCCGTGCCGCCGCCGTCGCCGCGCGAGGCATCCATGCCCCCGGTGCGCTCCGGAGCCGTACCCGCGTAGCTCTGCGCCTTGCCCATGGTGTTCATGGTGTCCGCATAGGCTGCGGCTGCCCCAAAGGGCGACATATCCACGCCCGTGACCTTTGACGCCAGACTCGTGGCCGCATCGACGCCCTTGCTTTTTTTGGGCTGGGTCATGGACTGGACCAGCCCAGGTGCCAGCGCCCCGACTACGGCCCCGGGAATCCCGAAGGCGCTCAGCCCGATGGACGCCAACGGCCCGGCCAGTAAGCCTATGGCCGGAGAGGCGACATTAATGTAGCCCTTGGCCGTGAGCTTGCCGGTTGTCGGGTCCACAAGGCCCTGATCCACGGCGTCCACGAAACTCTCATAAGGCGTGGTCACGTCATCCAGCCCGAAACCAAAGGCCCCGGCCACGCCGCCGAATGATTTCCCTACGGCCGCCGCCTCTTCCGGCGTCATGGCCCCGACACTTACGGCCTTGTCGTACATGCCGTGCATGGCGTCATCGTAGGCGGCCTTGGCCATGTGCGGGTCGATGCCCAGGGCCATGGGATCTTTCAGCCTCTCCACGGCCATTTTCTGTATCTCTCGGGCCTTGGCGTGCATGTCCTTGGCCCGCGCGGTGGACGCCATGTCACTCATGGCCTTGCCGCCCGCCCAGGACATGCCCAAATCGTGCGCATTGGCCGTGGCTTGCGCACCGAAGGACGTCGGGTTGCCCGTCGAATAGGCCATGCGCGTGCCCGTATCATCCACGTAGCCAACGTCCGTACGGGTCACGGGCCGCCCGGTCAGTTCGGTGATCTGATCACGCATGTCCGGCGTGGCCGCGTGGATCGACCGGCTGTAGGCGGCGTCGACGCTGCCAAAACTGGGGTTGCCAAGGCTGACCCCGCCGTTTCTGCTTGCGGCCTCGCGCGCCACTGCCTCGGCCCGGCTGTAGGCCGCGTCCGCGCTGCCGAAACTGCGATTGCTGCTACTGCCACCGCTCTTGTTCGAGGTCTGCCCTAGCCCGCCGCGTTCGTTCTCCGCCGCCATGCCACCACGGGACGCCGTGCGGTTGCCGACGCCTTCCCGGCCACCATCGGACGAGCCGCCACCGCGCCCGGACGAGCCATTCCCGGACTCAGAATCCCCACGCCCATTGTTGTTACTCGCGTCCCCTCGCCCATCGACGCACAGGGCCACCGGCCCGTCATGCACATAGCTTTCGCTCTGGATGACCTTCAGATCCTCATCATCCCACTGCATGACGATGCGGGTATAGATTCTGCGTGGTTCGGCCATGCCCTGCCCTCCCTATGGTTGCGCCTGAAGTTCGGCCAGCACGGCTTCCATGACCGCCTTGATAGCCTGCAATTCCGTGAGCGCGGCCTGCTGCGTGACGTACAGGTCCGTCACGGTCTGGTTCAGCGTTTCCACGTCAGCCTCCACCGCCTCCACCGCCGCCCCTACCGCCTGCACCGTGGCGTCCAGGGCTATATCTCCAAGCGCATTGACCAGAGCCATTATGTGCCGTCCTCAAACCAGATGGTGAATCCACCGCCCGGGAGTCCGGTCTGGACCCAGACCCCCGTCTGCCCCTTAAAATCCGGCGCGGACGGCTGCACAAAAACATTTTCGGTATCAACGATGTACTTGACGATTACCTCGCGCGCTCCGTGCTGGACGAGCAGATCCACCATGCCGGGCAACAGGTCGCGCATCTCGCGCTTGGCCAGATTGGTTTTGTCGTCGGCCTGTGCCACGCGTGTCTGGCCGTCGCGGGCCAGCAGGTAGGCGCGCAGAGACTCCAGGAACCGCCGAAGGGCCGGGTCAACACCGGCCGGAACGGCAGGGACGGATATGCGCCGTATATCGCTCATCGCGCCAACTCATCCACGGCGGATGCCAGATGCACCACGCTCACCCTGGCCGTGCAGGAAATCTCGTATTGCGCCGAAAGGTACAGGCCGGGCGGCAGCATGAACGGGCGGTTGCTGACGATGCCCGTCCTGGTGAAATGCAAAGCCCCGTCGCGCCAGACCTTGAGCGTTGCCGGGTGTTCGACGTCCTGGTCGCCGATGACGCGGGCCACGGCCAGGGACTGCGCATTGGCAAAGATCCATTCCGCACTCTTCCACCGCGCGGCCATAGTGTCGCCCTCGCCCAACCCGCCCACAGCCTCGGCCCCGTCAAGGATCAGCAACACGTCGCCCTGCTCGTCAGCGTGCGCGTCCGACACCGTGACCGGCATGAGCAGGTCCACAATGCCCTGCGCCGTGGGATCGAGCATCCAACCCTTTGTGGTCCCGTAATCAAATCCGTAAATCGTGCCGTCATGCACTGCGCAGATCATGCTTTCAGGGTTCAGTGCCTCCCACTGCTCCCTGGTCAAGATGCCTTGCGTCATGTGCGTCAGCACGCCGCCGCTCGAAATGCGCATGAGGCCGTCCGTGGAGGCGAAGCCAACGCCAATTTCCGTGGAAAAGATGGACCGCGCAGAGAGGCACGGCGCCGCATACTGCATCTCCACGAATGTGGACGATTCCGGCGTCTGCGCCGTGAGCAGGTAGGGCCGCCCCTTGGTCAGCACAATGCCGAATCCGCCCGTGACCCCGATCCCGACCACAGGGCTGTTGGTGCGCTGCTTGTACCTGGTCGGGTAGGCCGCCGGAAAGCCGACCTCGGACAGATACACATCCCGGTCTTTCCAGCCGACCGTGATGCCGTTTCCAAGATCGGCCAATCCCTCGAAGCCCACGGGGGAAAGGTGCCTGTCGGTCTGGGCAACCTCTTCGGTCTCCATGACATTGTCGGTCCAGCTCGCCGTTGCCGCCAGGAGTTCGGCCACGAACATCCATGCAGGCGTGCCGTACTGGTCCGTCTCGACACGATACACACGGATTTTAGTCACGCCTGCCGGGACAACCGGAACACCACCGCTTAACGGCCAGAACCGCGTGATCCTGGCCGTCTGCCCGTCGTACACGTCGATGTTGTCGGACGGCAGGGACAAGGAGGATTCTTCGCCCGTCCCGGCCACGGCGGAAAAGCGGTAGGCCGTGGATCGGATCAGGTCCGTGCCCGCAGCGCCTTCCACGATGACGACAGGGGCCTGGGGAGGCGCGTCCACGCCGAAGCGCGACGATGTCGTGGGCAGGCTGATTTCCGCGCCATTGAAGAACTGCGCGGCGGAAGCCTGCAGCGGGTATTGCCCATAATCCGCACCTGCCCAGACCAGATTTTCGTTGTTCGGGTGCGGGAGCACGGACACGGCGCGATTGGTGAAACAGGCCACCTTGCCCTGCCACAGATGGATGCGCTCCGTTCCCTCCGGCGCGGTCCACTCCGGATTCGGAGTTTTCATGGGCACAATGGCCCCGGTGCGCAGGTCGCAGTTGACCGCTTCCACGGCGTACTCTTCACCAACGCGGTAGGGCTCGATGGCTTTCAGGGCCTCGCGGAAGACGCCGGTTCCGATTTTCACGGCGTGAATACCTCGGACACTGCCACTATGGCGGCGCGATCCCCGGCGGCAACGGCTGCGGCAACCTCGGCCTCGCGGGCTTTCTGCCAGGCGTGGCAGGCGTCGATATGCGCCACCCCGGCCAGCCAGACGGTTTGTAGCTTGGCCAGGTCCATGGTCACGTACACGCCTAGGCCCGTGACCGGGTTCGTGCTGGCCTTCCAGTTCGGCGTGCTCCAGTTCGGGATCATTCCCGCCGTGGTCATGGTGGCGTGGTACATGGTGATGGCAGCGGCGTCAGAGTCATAGCGCACGCCGTCCACGACGATGCCGCCGTCGCGCACGCGGTCGCGCTCGGCGCGGATGGCCTTGATCTTGCGCGACGCCAGCGTCGCCACGGGAGTGGCGGCAAATTCCGTCTCCTGTTGCGCCGCATTGCCTGCAACGAAAACCAGCTCCGTCACCTCGACGGAACCGAGCAGAGGGTCGCCAGCGTGAAAACCGATGACCGGATGATTGTAGTATTTCATGGTTATGCCCTCGTCAGATCGGCGATGAGAATGCGTACGTTTTTGGCCTTTGTAATCTGTCCCGCATCGCCGTTCGTGATCTTCACGGCGATAACGTCGCCAGGCTTGAGTATAGGAGAGATAATCGTGCTCGTGTAAGTGTGGTATCCGGTCGATGGTGCGATAAAGCCTACAAAGTCAGTCCTTTTTACTCCATTCAAGAAGATCGCAGCCATAACTTTGCCTGGATTGCCGCCGTCGTTTGCGGACACATCAAAGGACACGGAGAAGGTGCCGTAGGCCTCGATGCGAAACGCAGCTACGAATTTGTCATCCTGAAGTCCGTCCCAATTTCCACTAAGGTGGTCATAGCCGTATCCGAACGGAGAGGCGTCCCCATAACCATTGTCAACTAATGCGCCCGTGTATGTTACCTCGTTGTCCTGGCGCATGTAGATCTCGGAGCCGGGAGTAAGTTCCCAACCGCCGCCAGAATTCGGTGGGGTTTTCCAGGACAGAGCCCCTTCCGTTGCCCCTGCGGTCAATACCTTTCCGCTGTTGGTCGTGCCCGTGGCCGGGACATGGAGATTCCCGTCGCCGGTCGGGTGCGCGTAGGCATTGGCCCCGGCCTGAACGCCGTCGAGCTTGGTCTTGTCGGCCCCGTTCATCAGTCCGGCGTTGCCGTCGGCCGCGACCAGCGGCAGCGTCACGTCCGACCCGGTCGAACTGGCAAGAAGCCGCGTCGAGGCCGTGTAGCTCAAATCCGTCCCGCCAGTAGTCCCGCCGCCTTCGGCAAGACCGTTCAATTTGGTTTTGTCGGAGGATGACATGAGCCCGGCGGCAGACGTCGTGGCCTCGGGCAGCGTCACGTCCGACCCGGTGGAACTGGACAGAAGCCGCGTCAGGGCCGCGTAGTTCAAATTCGTCCCGACGTTGACCTGCGCCCCGGCGGCGATGCCGTTCAATTTAGTCTTGTCGGTACTGCTCATCAGGCCACTCGCCGATGTGGTGGCCACGGCCGTTCCAGCCTTGGCATTGAGGGCCGTCTGTGTCGCCGTGCTGATCGGCTTGTTCGCGTCGGACGTGTTGTCCACGTTGTTCAGCCCTACATCCGCCTTGGCGAGCGTGCCCCAAGAAGGCGAACCGGCGGTGGCCCCGGCCTTGAGCACCTTGCCATTGTTGGCTGTGCCCGTGGCGGGGACGTGGAGATTCCCGTCCCCGGACGGATGCACATAGGCGTTGGCTCCTGCAGCAATCCCGTTCAGTTTGGTCACGGCCGCAGACGGCATGAGCCCGGCGGCCTCGGTTGTGGCTTCGGGAAGATCGACCATGTGCTTCGGTATGAGTTGCAATGCCATGAAGAACCCTCCCTAGTATTTGATGATGCCCAGGAACGCGACGTTGCGCGGACGGTTTTCGGTAGCAGTCGGAACAACTTTAGATGCGTCAAAGCTGACACTTTTTGTGGCATTATTGAATCCGTCTCCAGACTCATCAGTTGCTTCTCGGCTGTATCCCAGACTCACGCCGAACGCGCCGTTGCCCCACCCATTGAGAAAGCGAGAGCCGTATGTACCGGCCCCAGTATCAAAGGTCCCGGTAATGTTCCGTATCGCATCGCCCTGCGCCGACCCCAACACGCGCCCGGAATCAACCCCGCGCCCGTCGTCCCAGAACCTCGGGAACTCGCCCCGAACCTCTGGCAGGTTAAATGTCGTGGAGCCGTCGCCTGCGCCGTATCTCGTGCCGATGGCCGCGAACAAAGACGCATACGTCGTCCGCGACACGGCCAAGCCGTTGCAGCGCAGATAGCCGCTCGGAACGGTCGCACCCGCATAGGTGAACACCGTCCCGGCCGGAATACTCCCCGGATGCGAATGCGATTCAATGATCCCGGTCAGCACTGCCTCTATCTCGGCCTTCAAAATGTTGCTGTTCTTCTGCGCGTTGGCCGGAGCGTGGACAGTCTGCGAATGGTCATAGGCCGCCTTGCCACGGTCCCCGCGGTAGGCAGTGGTTTCCGACTCGCCGAGTTGCAGGCCGAACACGCTCAGATCCACCCAATAGGTTGCGTTGTCGCCCACCGGATCAACGCCGGTATGTCCGAGGATGCATATGTATTTATGCCCGTCGCTGCCGGTCACGAGCGACGTGGCCACATAGGCGTGGGTCTGGCTCCATGCGTCGATATCCCTGTCCGCGGCAGCGCTTATCGCCTTATCGCGGGCCGCTTCCGCGCCGGCTTTGGCGAGTTTCGCCCCGGACTGCGCCAGCTCCGCCGAAGCCTGCGCCATTTGCGCCCCGTCCTGCGCCGCTTCGGCGGCGAGCGCCGCAGCCTTTGACCCGTTGTAGAAATCCGTCAGGATGGACGCGCTGGACATGACCAGAGACAGCACCTCGTAAGGCGTATCCTGCGACACTGGCCCGCCGATCTTGATGTGCGTTTCATCCACGAAAGTCAGGCTGGTCTGGGGCTCTTTGGTGCGCCCGAGGTACACGGCCACGTTCTTGCGCACCGTGTCGCACGGCCACGGCAGAGTGATAGTGTTCGCGCCCTGCAGGAGCGTTCCCGTCGCCGTCTGGAACCCAAGACCCGAAGCGTCGATGGCGGATTGCAGGGCCTGGGCTGCGGACGCTTCCGCCTCGTCGACAGCCTGGTCCGCGCGCACCGCGTCGGCAATCGCGTCTTCTGCAGCCTGGTAGGCGGCCAAGGCGTCAAGCTGAATGGATGCAATATCAGCCTCGGTCTGCGCGGTAGCTTCGGCCGATGACTGCGCGGCGGCGGCCGACACCGCGGCAGCCTCGGCGGAATCCTCCGCGCTCTGCGCGAAATCGACAGCCTCAATCGATGCGGCTTCGGCATTTTCGGCCCAGCGCAGCATCTGGGCCAGCGTCTCGGCGGCCATCTCGTCCTGATTGGCCACTGTGTTCAGGATGTCCGCCGTGAGGTAGCCCGCGACCACCGTCCCGGCTATCCAGGCCTGCGGCGCCGTGCCTTCGCGGCCGCGAATGACAGTCAGCACATTTGAGGCAATGGCCGTGCAGTAAACAATCTCCTGGATGCCGGGGATGCCCTCGTGATGCATCGTCAGCGCCAGGCGCTTGCCCACCGGAATCTCGAGCGGATAATTCACCGCGTTGACTATCGGAATTTGCGTGGCCGCTGCCGTGATGCCGGGAACATCCACCTGGCTGCGCACCGCATTGGCGAACATGAAATAGCTGCCCATCAAAGCCCCCTGGCCACGACCACGACCATTCGCGGGGCTTCCGCGATGACGTAGGTGACGTTGCTGAAAATTCTGTCCGGCGGCGTGATCTCCGGGATCAACCGATGCTCCGGGTCCACCGCGTCGATGCGCGGAAACGAATACGGGTATGCCCCGATCTCGCACATGCCGATGTGCATCACTGCCTCCTGGCGGTGTGGGACAGCGTCATGCGGAAATCGACGCCGTACACATGCACCGCATCCCCGTCCGGGGCGTACACGAACAGGTCGCCGCCGAACCGCTCAAGCTCCAGGGCCGCGCTGACGCTCTCCGGGATCTCCCAGACGATGAGGCCACCGTCGGACAGGGAAATATGCCCCTCGGCGCTCGTCAGCCGCGCCAGCGGCTCCGGATCGTCGGGGCATTCCCGCAGGTCCATCTGCGCGGAATACGATGCCAGCTCCGGCCACGGCGTGACCCAATCCGGCGCCATGAACATGACGTTGCGCTCCACGCTCGCGCCCTGGACAAATTCGACGACGACCCGCTCACTCTGGTTGATGGTGATGGGCTTTTGCGTTCTTCTAACGGCCATTGGCCCCTCCGGCGTATTTCACGATGACGGCGGCTTCCGCCTGCCTCCTGAGCACCAGGCCCGGCAGCTTCCTTCCGCCGCCGAAGACCCATTTGACGATTTCGTCACTGGCCCCGTCAAAGTCCCCTGCATCGATCCTCTTCTTGAGCGTGGACGCCCTGTACCGCCCAAGCCCAAGGTTGTAGCAAAAATCGGCAATGGCCTGATGGACTTCGGGCTGCGCGGCCAGGACGGGCGAGGCCTTCAGGGCGGCCAGGAAATACAGCAGCGCGTCACCCTCCAGGCGCTGGTCCGCCTGCTCCTGGGTCCAGGACACACCCTTTTGGATGCCCGGGCCGGTCGCGCCCCAACCCAGCGTCCACACGCCTGCAGGGCAAAGATAGGCCACGAGCTTGCAGCCCTCGAAGCGGCGGATCAGGGTCAGGAGGATGTTCATCGAATCACCGACGGACGGCGCAGGGAGCGGTCCACGAACCAAAACGAAATAATGCTGGCCGCAATGGCCTTTTCCGGCTGTCCGAACACGGTCAGCAGTGCCGCCGGCGCGGAAAAGTCATGCTGCATGAGCCCGTAGAACTGTACGCTCATGGCCCCGGTATAGAGCACGATGACCCACCAGAACGTAATGATCGGCCTCATGAGCGCGTTGATTCCATCCACCCACCGCACCCCGGACTTCATGCCCTGGGCCTTGGTCGCGGCAATGATGGCCTCGATCTCCTTTTGCCCGATGATGACATCCGCCTGCGCGTTGATCTTGTCGATCTCCATCTGCGTGCGCAGCCGGTCGGACTCCATCTGGCGATCCAGCATGAACAGCTCGTGCTTGCGCTCGTCCTTGCGGTCCATCCACTTCAGCACTTCCGGCAGCAGCCGGAACACCCCGCCGAAGATCATTCCGAAAAGCTCAACCATGGCTACCCCCTCCCCGAAACCTGCCTGACCCAGACTATGACACCTCCGACGACGGCCAAACCCAGTATGGTCAGCGCAACCATGACGCAGCGCGTGATGATTTTGAGCCCCAACTTTTCGGCTTCGCGCCGGTACTTGGCGACAAACTGATTATTGTCGCGGATGACTCCTATTCCCGTGGCCAGGTCGCCGTCGCCAAGCTCTTTGACCGCGAACAGCATGTTCTCGACCTGCTTGACCTCCTCCGGGTTCAGGTCGAAAACGCACTCGCACTGGTAGTCCCGGATGCCTGCGGCTACGGCCCGCTGGACGATGGATTCGAGCTCGTCGCGGCGGACATACTGCCTGTCTCTCTCGCGCCGCATGGAATTCCTGCGTTCGGACTCGGACACGGCACTCACTCCCGCGCCAGCGGCCTGGCGGTCCTCGAGGGGTCGTTCGCGGGCAACACGGCCTGAATGCCGTACTTCCAATGCATCCAGGCGATGACTTTCCGGATCTCGTCGTCTGTCTCGCTGCCGTCGGTGAAGACGGCATCGCCATGCCCTCCGAGCATGAACTCGGCACCGGGGCCGGAGCCGAAATACAGCCTGTCCTCCCTGGTGTTCACGTCGATGTTGCCGGACGCCTTGAGCGTTCCGTTCTTCCAGATCCTCATCAGGCCGCCGTTGCCGGCCCAATGTACGCAAGCCGTCTTGACGCTGGTGCCGATGGCGTCGCCGGAACTCAGATCCTGCGCCCATCCCGTGAAATAGGGGTCGCCGGCGGGGCTGGTCCGGAACTGCAGGGCGAACCGGGCCGCGGTCGTGTTTGTGCCCTGCTGCGTGATCGTGTTGCTGCCGCTGTAGCGGTCCGGCCTGTAGATCACGTATTGCCCGCGAGCCGCCCTGCCCGTGGGCAGACCGGTGTTTGACAGTCTCTGCAACCCGTCTCCGCCGTCATAGGCAATCACCGGCCGACCGTTGATGCCGAAAATTCCCGAAACACGATTCGGCTGCACGGACGAACCATCCCGTGTCACGGCGACGTTCGCCACCCTGTCGGCCCAGGCCGACACTTTCAACCCGGACGACGTGATGCGCGACGTGTCGAACGCATCCCACCAGCGCCGAAGCTTCACGCCCAGGTCGAAGGGCGTGAAATAGCCGAAGGTGGCTCCGGTTTCGCCGTTTTGGGGATGGTACGGACTCCCTGCGTCGAGGTTCCACTCCGTCCCCGCCTTCCAGGCCGCGGCGGCCGCGGCGACGCTGTGCACCGCGACCGTGCCGGGTGCGGGATTTATGGCCGTGCCGTCTGTGATGGTCACGGTGACGGACACATCGCCGTCGAACCCTGCCGGCGGCGTGAATGTCCACGTCCCACCGCCGTTGTCCTGCACGGAGCCGAAGGACACGGAGACGGACACGACAGACAGCGCGTCGTCGATGTCCGCACCCGAGACCGTGGCCAGAAGCTGCGCTTTGGTCCAGGCGACCGGATGGCCCTCCGTGGCGTGGCCGAGGTCGAGCGTCCCGACCACAACGGGCGCCGCATTTAACCGTCCGGCACGCCAGGAAACATACCTTGGCGCATCGGCCGGAACGCGCAGACGCGGCGCGCAGCGGACGGGATGGATGCTCACCGCAGCCCCCAGGGCTCGGCGCGATAGCAGATGGTCAGGGCGCGGTCCGGGGTGATGCGGACCTTGTCCGCTTCCAGAACCATGCAGTACGGAACGCGGTCCGCCTTGGTCAGGTCGATGGTCGCGTAGAGACGCAAGCCCGAACCGTCATCGACCTCGATGGTCGCACGGCCCTCGTTGCCCAGGGGGTTGGACACGCCGATCTGGTGCCAGGCGGTGCCGGCCGGAACCTCGGCGCCCGCGCTCAACTCCACGACCGTAGCCTGATTTTCAGCGTAAAATCGTATCATTCGAAACTCCTCCCTACGGCATGGTAAGTAACCGCCACGCCGGGCGTGGCGACTTTGCCCCGCGCGCGGCCAATGGCCTTGCGGAAATCCTCGGCATTGGCCGCCGCCAGGAGCATGTCGCCCCAGGGCTGCTTTTGTCTGAACAGTCTGGCCAGGGCGCCGTACATCACGGCATCGGCCATGTCCTCGCGCTCGCGGTCGCCCACTTCCGTCTTCTTGTCGGCCACGCCCACGGCCACGGTCAGCGCGATCTCCACGTCCTCGGCCCGCGGCTCAAGGAGCGTGTACGTGCTGCCGTCGATCTCAAAGGGCAATCCGGCGGGCGCGGCGCGAAGCACGTACAGAAACCGCCCGGGCACGCGCATGGTCAGATCCTTTTTGACGCGTCCGGCCTTGATGGTGAAATCAATGTCTTCCACCCACGAGCCGGACTGCTCGAAATATTCCCGCGCGGCCTTAAGTACGGCCCGCTCCACCGTGGGGGACGGACAGCCGGGCACCTCGGCCCGCACGACCTGAATGATCTCGGTCATCCAGTTCATACCTGTTCCCCCTGCACGTTCAGGATGCGTTGCGGATTGGCCATCATCGCCGCCTCGCGGCCCTTGCCCAGGGCCACCAGGTACTGCTGCAGGAAAAACGCGGCCCGCTCGCGCACGCCGTGGTCCGTCTGCTTCAGGCAGGCCCGGCCCAGCACGTAGTTGAGCAGCGCGTCGGTATCGTCCACGGACACGCTGGCGCAGGCCGGGGCGGGCGCCAGGCTGTTGTCTGCCAGATACACGTCCACGTCCGGGGCCACGGCCGGGCAGATCAGTTCCAGCTTGTTATCCGTGGGCTCATCGTAGGCCGGATAGATCCAGAAGGTTTTGGGGTCCGCCGGCAGGTACATCCAGTGTTCAACGCCTATGCCGTCCACCACCACGGCGCTGGTCCAGGACGGCGGCAGATCCTTGCGCTCAACCAAAGACAGCGCCCCGCCGTGCTCCGGGTCGTTGCGCGTGACGTCGAAGACGCCAAGACAGGTCACGGGCGCGGACGGCACGGTCTGGCGCGGGCCTTTGACCAGCGGCACCCAGGCCGTGTGCACGTAGGAGCCGGGCTTCCAGATGCACATGGTCCGCTGCCCGAGGTTCAGCCAACGCTGAATCTCGGACTCGGACCAGAACACGCCCACGCCCACCTCGCCGAGCTGCAGCTTGGCCAGCTCGATCAGCTCCACGGCCGGGGTGGCCACTTAGACCGCCCCGCCCTTCATTTCTTCGCTCGCGCCTTCGCCGCCCGCAGGCTCGTCATCGTTATCGAGCAGTCCGGCGGCTTTATCCGCAGCCCGCTTGGCGGCCAGCTTTTCAGCGGCCTTGGCGGCCTTCTTGGCCTCGTCGGCCAGCTCCTTGTCCAGGGCGGCCAGATCCAGCTTGCCGTAGATGATGAGATGAAAGCGCATGCGCTGGGAGTGAACCCGATAATACACGGGCACCCCGTTCTCCTGCGCCTCTTCGAGCTTCATGTCCTGGAACACGGCCAGGGCCAGAACCGACAGATGCCCATGCGGGCAGATCCAGTCCTGTTCGCGCGGGATCATGAACTCGTCGCCGTTGCAGCACCCGGTTACGGGCTCCTTGCCGTCCAGGGACTCCTGATTGTTGATGCGGATGCGGAACAGATCCGTATGCGGATGCTGCAGGCGCAGACGCGCCACGCGCTCGCGCTCTTCCGTCTTGACTTTGACCACGCCGACATCGCTGAGATTCAACATGAGATTCCTCATAAAAAAGGGGGCGAAAGGTCCGCCCCCGTGGGTTAGGCTTTGACCGCGACTTCCGCGCGCACAAACCAGTCGTCGTTCAGGATGCAGGCCCCGGCCATGCCCTTGGCGCCGATGTAGCCGCGCTGGCCAAGCACGTCGGACTTGTCTTTCCTGCTCGGCGGGATGACGGACGGGGTCAGGGCGTTCATGCCCTTGAAGGCCGAAATGGCGTAGGCGTTCTCGGCAAAAATCAGGATCGGGTACACGTCGGCCTTGACGCCGGTGGTCGAGATCATGGCCCCCTTGTCCCCGCCCGCATCGGCCCAGGGCGTCAGCAGGGTCGAAGTCAGGAAGCGAAAACCAAGCAGCGAGCCGATTTCGTTTTCAAAGGGGCTCTTGGTCGAATAGTCCTCGGGCTTTTTCCAGCCGATGATCTTTTCCAGGGAACTCTCCAGGTCCGTATGGCACACCGCGATGTAGGACTTGGGCATGTGCACGGTCCCGAATTCCACGGTGGGGCCCACGAACTTGGTGATGGGCTTGGCGTCCTTGCGTTTTAAAAAACGCTGGATCTTGACGAACAGATCCTTGTTCGGCTCGATGTTGACGGCCGTGCGGGCCGTGCCGTTGGCGAAGAACACGGAGGTTCCGGCCACCAGACCGCCGAAGCGCAGCAGCTCCAGGCTCTCGGCCATCTGCTCGGAGACGACCTCCACGCCCTCCTGGATGACCGGATCGTCATGGTGATCCTCGATCTCGTCCGAAATCTCGACCACAAAGCCGATGCGCGTCAGCGGCAGGACATAATCCTGCGCCGTGAGCTTCTGGGAGGCCGGCGTCACGCCCTCGGTCAGGGCCGTGGTCGCAGGCGGCAGCTTCTTGAAGCGCCGGAAAAACATCTGCTGGCCCTTGCCCTTGGACAGGGATTTGGACTTGCCGAACTGCTCGAACACCATGTGCGAGTGGGCCCGCTCCAGCATGTCGTAACAGATGTCGCCCAGGGTGCGCGGGGAAATGTCGCCCGTACTGCCCTGGGAGCCGATGGCCGGGTTGTAGCCAGGCCGTTTATAAGTGGTTCCTGCGTATGCCATTTATGAAATTCCTCGTCGGACTCAGGCGCGCTTGTTTTCCTGCTTTACGCGGCGGTTAAAAGCGCCTTCAAAGGAATTGGGGTCATCCCCGATTCCTCCACCCGGCCCCCTGGAGCGCGAACGCACCGGGGCCAAGTCGTCGGCAAGCTCTTTGTCCACGTGCTCGCGGGGCTTGCGCGCCTTGTCGTATTCTTTGAGGACGTCGGCCACTTCGCGCGGCCCGCCGTTCTTCCAGACGATTTCGCCGTAGGCCTTGGCGGTCTTGTGGGGCAGCTCGTCCAGCCACTCGCCCAGGCCTTTGAAATAGGCGTTGAAGTCGGCTTCACGGTCGGGATTGGCGAAAAGCTGGTAGTGACCCTCAGCGTTCTGAGCCACCACGGCGCACTCGGACAGGCTGGGCACGGCGGAGAGCAGATCTGCATAGTGCGTTTTCTGCTTCTCCAGGACCTGCGCAACGTGTTGCGCCTGATGCTGACCCTCCACGTACCGCCGCGTGCGCAGCGAGTCGGCCATGGCCGCCGTGGATTCCGGGCCAAACTTGGCCAGGCTCTTGCGCAGACGCTCGCCGTCGGCGCTCTTCTCGCGCACCAGTTCGGCGAGATCCGGGTCCAGCCCGGCAATGACTTCCAGGTCGTCACGCAGATCCGCAGGCACATCATCGTCCGCCAGTTGCTCCGGAGCCGGGGCCTGTTTCAGGCGAGCCAGCTCCTCCTTGAGCGCGCGGTTCTCGTCCTGGACCTGCTGATGCCGCCCTTTAAGCGAATCGTACGAATGGGCGCGTTTTTTCAGCGTTTCCAGGTCATCCTGGTCCCCGCCGCCCTGTTCGCCGCCCTCGCCGCCATCGCCGCCATCATCGCCGCCGCCATCGCCGCCCTGGTCGTCGTCATCATGGCCACTGTCATCGTGGCCATCCTGTCCGTCGCCAGCGCCGCCCGTATCGTCATCCGCGCCACCATCCGCGCCGCCAGCATCCTGCTTGGCGCGCGCCAGATAGGCCGCCTCGAATTCCTGGTCCTCGGTTAAAAACTCCTGTTCCTCTGCCATCTGATCCTCCTACCGGGCGAACGTGTCGGGGCCGGCTTTACGGGGTTGCTGCCAGGGCGAACGTGTCGGGGCCTGGCGCGGGGTGAAGGTCAGCCGCCGTTCGGCAGACCTTCGAAAATTTTAAGGAATCGCTTGCACTGCTCGATATTGCCCTGCAGCCTGCCCAGCTCCTCGGGCGTGCAGTTCTCCATGCGCTTGTGGGCCTTGCGGATCTCGGCATCATGCCAGGCCCGCGCGGCCAGAAGACCGGGGCCGTCCTGATGCAGGAGCAGATCGTCCATGGTCATTGCACGCCTCCGGGGGTCTGCCCCGCTACCTGCTGCAGGCCGCCCATGGACTGCACAAGCGCCTGTTCAAGCACCTGTTTGGCCGGTATGCCCTTGGCCTCCATCGTCTCCACCACGGCCGCGAGCTGGGCCTTGGCCGCCAGCACGGCCTGCTGCATCTGCCACTGCTGGTATTCCTCTTCGGTGCGCACCAGTTCCTCGGCGTCGATGTCCATGGACTGGGAAAGTTTCTTGAGCATCACGTCGTCTTTGACGCGGCCGGCGTAGCGCGGGTCCGCCGTGGTCTGGGAAAAACTGAGCAGCTGCTGGGCCTGGACTTCCTTGGCCACCAGGGACGCGCTGCCCGTGGCCAGCACGGCGTAATCGCCCTTGATCTCGCTGCGCGGGTTGAACTGCATCTCCCAGTCGTACAGCGCGGTGATGAAGGGCTGCGTGATCTGCTGGTCGAAAAAGAGGACCAGATCGAGCAGGTTCACGTTGGCCGCGCCCATGAGCATGGACAGGCCCGAAGCCGTTTCCCCCGCGCCCTTGACCTTGCCGTCGCCCTGCATGAAGCGCGGCGTGGTCGTCTCGTCCGCGAAATTGCTCATGAACTGGATCAGGCTCATCAGCTCCGTGATATGGGAGTCGATGTTCCAGACCTGCATGGCCTCCTGCATGTCGCGCACGTCGTCGAAGAAATAGACGCGCAGGCCGTGTACATTCTCTGGGTTCGGATTGAGCTGCGGGTTCAGGGCGGATCTGTTCATGCCGATGATCGGCCCGGCCGTGCACGCTGCGTTATCCAGCAGCATGCGCAGGGCCGCACTGATGATGCGGGCCGGGTGCCGCATGATGTGCGGCACGCCTTCGGGAAAGATGGTGGAGTCGTCCTCGACCACGTTGAAAAAATAGTAGGGCAGGCGGCGGTGTCCGGACTTGGCCAGCACCACCTTGATGGCCGTGCCACCCAGCAGCCACACGCAGGCCACCAGGTCGGAGCCACGCAGGCCCTCGGGCACGTTCACGCCCGCCGTCTGCAGCTGCTCGTCCGTCAGGTAGCCCCAACGCTCCTTCACGCGGTAACGCTCGCGGAACTCCAGCGGCACTTCCTTGGAGCCCATCTGGCGCAGATCCTGCTCGAAATTGTAGGGGGTGGCGTCGCCTTCGGGAGTGTTCTTCAGGTATTCGCGGATGATTTCCGCCTCGAAGCCAGGCTTTTTGGCCAGATCGCGCACCTCTTCCTTGCTCATGAGGTGCGTCTGCCACACAAAGCGGGCGCGGCGAATGTCCGTATCGGCCATGTCCGGATACACGCGCCAGGTCGAAACCCATTCGCGGTGCGGGTGATATTCCAGTTCCGTGGCCTCGGTCTGGACCCAGCGTACGGAACCGTCCTCGGTCTGTTGCGGCGCGTAGCGCATCACCGGGCGGCGCTCCGGCAGGGGGCCTTTGAGCACACCCGTGCCTAGCTTCACGCCCTGGAACACGACCTTGCCGCACTGCTCCGGATAGCTCATCTCCCCTTCGGCCAGGTGGTCGGCCATCTGCGTTTCCATCAGCTCGCGCGCCTTGACGGCCAGCTCGCGCTTGATCACGTCGCGGACTGCGGCGGTGATTGCGTCCGAATTGAGCTTGCCGGCGGCGGCGCGCTCGCGGATCTCGTTTTCGAGGATGACGGGATGGATTTCGGGGTAGGGGGTCTGCTTGATGGTCCAGTTACGGGCACCATTGGCAGGAAAAATATGGCTCATGAGCCGGGACTTGATGGTATCGACCTTGACCTTGGTCAGGCGATGCACAGCCTTGGAGCGGCCCGGGAGGATGTTTTTCTCCACCCCCGGCTCGAGAATGCCACGGTATTGGCGCTCGTCTTCAAGCCAACGGTCTTCCACCAGCTGCTCGCGCTGCCGTTGAACACTGTTAAACTCGGTTTCGAGCACGCCGCCGAGGCTTTCCAACTGTGACTTTCTTTCGACCATGCTTTCCCCGCGTGTGGTCCGGATTCCGGCCGGGAGACCGGGGAAGAACCCGGCCGGAACCCTCGCCATTTGAGCCCAAGCCGTAACACAGGTTTTCAGGAAACCGCCGCAGGACGGGTATTGCGGGACACCACGGGACACCACGGGACGACAAAAAAAGCCCCTTGCGGGGCTTGACGTGGTTTTGAAATAACGGGAGTTCAGAGCACTTCTATTTCGTCACACAAAAACGGGACCATTCCGTGCTTAAAAGTCAGCACAAACACCCGCCACCGTCCATCCGGCCCTTGGTACGGCGGGGATGCGGCAAAGGCCTGCTCGCGAATCCCATTGCCTTCGGAATCCTTGACCGTGACGCGCACCCGGTCCCGATAGCGCAGCGCCGGGGGAGGAGCCGCCGCAGGCTCAAAGCCTACACACCGCGCGGCAATGTCCAGCGCTGAGGCGGACGAGAAAAAGACGTACTTTTCTCCGGGCTTCAACCACTCCCGCCCAACCTTCAGCCGGTACATGCCGGCCGGGCCCCCAAAATGCTCCGCGTCGTAAAGCCGAATTTTAACCCCCTCGTTAGCGGAGTTTTTCACGCTTATTCTAATGGAAGGGTCAGGCTTCAAATTTCACCCCCTGTTTTGCGTAAATTTTGACCCTAATACCCTGCCACGCCATCAGCGGGCTTCCACGGTCTGACGCTGGCCGCGCCCTGGTAGTCGCGGCCATCCAGGGCGGCCATGCCCATGAGCAGGGCCGTGACCTCGGGCGAGGTGGTCCATTCCAGCTCCGAAAAGTCCCGCCCCAGGGCCGACAGCGCGGCGCGTATCCTGTCCGCATGGTTGAAGTACAGCGTCTTTTGGCTGCTGGTGCGCAGGTGCACGCGCATGGCCAGCCATTCCGGCGTCATGTTTTCGCGCGGGCGCATAAGACGCAGCGGCGCGCGGCGCAGGCCCGCCTGGCGCTGGTTGTGCTGGCGCAGCTCGCGCAGGAACTCCGGCCGGTCCGGTCCCCACCACTCGTGCACGTGCGCCACGCGGGAGATCGCGCCCATGGCCATGAACACGGCCGGCACGGACAGGAAATTCTGACCCTGCCAGTCGCCATATTCACCCAGCACATGCAGGGTGTGCAGCTCCGGAAAGTCGCGGTGCGGATTCAGTTCCTCGCCCATGACGGCCACGAACCCCGGCGCGCCCTTGCCCGGCCAGCCAATGCCTCCGACGATCCGCCGCAGCGGGATCTTCCCCTTGCCTTTGCGCTCCCAGACGTGAACGCGCTCCCCGGTTATGGGGTTGTACTCGAGCTTTATCATGATTCCCCCTAGCTCAGGTCGCTGTCGCCGAAACCGCTGCCCAGCAGCCGGTTGCGCGCCATCCAGGCATAGTTGAACGCGTGGCGGTAATGGTCCGGACCGAGCTTCTTCCAGACCTTGCGCCGGTTGCCGTCGTCATCCTCTTCCCAGGTGCTGGCCACGTTGTGGGCGTGTTCGACGAACTCCCGCACGGGCTCGCAGTCCGCAGGCAGGGCCACGAGGCCATCCTTCAGGGCGTCGTGGGAGGCGTCCATGGTTTCGGTGCGCGGGCTGGACACCTTCATGTTCTTTTCGTCCCAGACCACGAGCTTACCCTGTTCGTTGTACCAGTTCAGAAACGCCTTGCCCGCCAGCTCCTCGCTCTCGGATACCTTCTTGGCCGCCCGCGTCTCGGGCATGCCGTCGATGACGCCGCTGTGCACGCCCAGGGCCTTGGCCAGCTTCGGCAACTCGTCCCATTCGCGCAGGATGCCCATGTAAACAATCCGGTCCGGAAAACTCTTGCCTATCACCACATGCAGATATTTCGCGCCCTGATCCACGCCCATCCAGCACGGACCCTTGTCCTTGGCGGCAATACGATACCCGGCGCACAGGGACAGCACCTGCTCCTTGGACAGCCGGGCGTCGGATTCGATGTACGCCGCGCCAATGATGTAGTTCCAGAACTTGGGAGCCGTGCGGGTACTCAGCACGCGCATTGCCTTGACGATGCTCTCGGGCGTGCGGAAGAGGCTCCACAGGTTCGAGTAGGCGTAGCCGCGCAGATCCGTGACGCTCGGGTACTTGGCCACCCATTCGCCGCGCGCCGGGTCCAGGGCCGCGTTCCGGCAGTGCATGCACAGGCGCACGATCTCGCCGCGCAGCTCCACCAGAATATCCTGGTTGTCGCCGATGGACGGATTGAAGTGATCCTCCATGCATGTATACCCGCCGCAGGCCGAGCACTTGAGCAGCCAAAAGCGCTGGTCCGACAACTGAAATTTCTTGTCGATACCGAAGTCCGGAATGGTCGGGTTGGACAGGAAATGCTCCCACTTGAAATCCGAGTGCTCCATGCGGCCCTGCGCCGCGCCTTCGGTGCCTTCGGCCATAAGATCATATTCATCGTAGACAACCATGTCGGCCGGGTCCGAGCGCAAGCCTTCCTCGCTCTTGGTGCCACGAAAGATTAGATTCATGCCATTAAAACGCTTCATGCCAACGCTGTCAGTATCCTGCATGAGGCGTCCGATGGTTTCCGGATTGTTCGCTACCAGTGGAGCAATACGCGAGCGCGAAAAGTCGCCAATGCCGGTCTTGGTCGGGAAGAGGTACAATATGCCAACCATGGGCAGGTATCGGGCCGCGTGGAACATGCGCAGAACGGCCCGCGTGGAATTGCCGCGTTGGGTCGATTTGCGCTCCACCTGGCACGGATGATCGTCGGCATAGGGCGTGACCAGGTATTCGTGGCGGTCGAAGGTGAAAGGGCCGCGGTCAAGGACAATCGCCCGCCCGCCGGGGTACATCCCCGCCGCCCATTCGCCGACATTGCCGGGCGGCGTCTCGGGGATCTTCACTGTGGATGCGACGTGGTCCACGAAGGACGCGAACAGGTCAGTTTTTGGCTTCATGCTCACTTGGCCCCTTGCGACGGCATGCCCAGATCAATGGAATCGCGCAGGGTCCGCGCCTGCACCAAGCGGGTCACAATGCGCTGGGCGACTTCCGGGCTCTCGCGCTGAATCTCTTCCATTACCGTCTTCTGAAACTCGACCACGCGCTCCATGTTGCAATATTTCTCGCGCATGCTGAAATGCAGCTCCACCTGCTTGCGCACCTCGGCCATGAGCGAAATGAGAAACTTGTCCGCGCTGCCGTCGCAGATGCGTTTCAGCTTGGATTTAAGCTCGTAATATTCATTGCCCTCACCCTTCAGCACGGACTTGATCAGCTCCATGAGCTCGCGGGCCTCATCGGCCAGGCGCACCACCTCGCCCATCTCGTCCATTTGCTTGCGCAGCATCTCACCCACAGGCGCGGACAGGGTCATGGCCTTGGCCGTGCGCCCCTGAAAACGCTTCAGGTAATTGGACGCGCTGGTGGGGCTGAGGCCCAGTCTGGCGGCGGCCTCGTACTGCTTGAGGCCTTCATCGTCCCGGAGCCGAATCAGCTCCATGGCGATCTCGTCACCTTTTTTGCTCATAAACCCGCCTTTTCCGCGCCGCTCTACCCGAGCAGGCCGCGCGTCTTCAGGAATCCGTGCATCGTGCTGGAACTGACATCGAACATCTTGGCCAGACTCGCCTGGCTCACGCCCTTGGCCAGCCATGCGGAAATCTCGTCGGTTTTGGCGTCCAGCCGGGAGCGCCGCACACCACGCGGGGCCCCGAGAACCTTGCCCTTGGCGCGCGCCGCAGCCAGACCGGCCTTGGTGCGCTGGCTGATCAGATCCCGCTCGATCTCGGCCATCAGGCCAAAAAGGGCCACCGTCGTCTTGGTCGCGATGTCCATGCTGCCTCCGGAGCCGTCCAGACGGATGTTCTCCTTGATCGTCCACAGACGCACCCGGCCGGCCACCAGGCGGTTGACGATCTCCACCACCTGCCCCAGGCTTCGGCCCAGCCGCGAGAGCTCCGCCACAACCAGCATGTCCCCGGGCGCCAGACTCGCCAGAAGCTGCGTAATGCCCCGGTCATCCATCGACCGCCGTGAACTGATTTCCATGGAAATCCACTCGTCAACACGCGCGCCGTCGGCCATAAGCCGCTCCAGGATCTCCAGCCGCTGGGACTGCAGATCCTGGGCATCCGTGCTGACCCGAAGATACGCCACCGTTTTCGACATACCGCCTCCCCGTTTTGCTTTTTTTTCGCGCTCTACCGCACCGCTTGACCTGCCCGGCCGGTTCCCGGCAGCCATGAAATGGGATCCGGAAAGATTTCGGCAAAAATCACCGGCGTTTCACAGAGCCACCTGATTGAAATCCGCTTCGCGTTTCAGATTCGCGGCGGGCCTCCCCCCCTCCCCGGACTCCGGCCGCCGCGCCCCCGAGAGCAGGCCCGGCGTGGTCCATCCGGACCAATGCGGCATAAACCCCAAACCGACGCCCAAACCGTACACTTTGGCCGGACTGGGACAACCGTTTAGCAGCACGAAATCCACACTCACATGACGGACGTCATGTCCGGAGGCATCGAACGTTTCATCCGCACACCAACAAAAAAGGCGACCACCCCGCCGCCTCATCAGCACCTCGACCATCCAGCCGATCCATCTGCTCCTCGATTACCCGGTTGATCCATCTGCACTTCACGCCCTTCACCATCCAAAATCCATCACCATCCCCTCTATCTACACGCCCAACCCGAAACCCCGGGCCAAAATCCACCCCCACATCACCAAATTTACTGTTCATTCACTTCCAGCCCAAACAATTCGGCCGCTCAGCTAATTCCGTCTCAGTTAACTTTCTGACCACAGCCTGGGGCCGAGCATCGACCGCGGCGCGTGTCGAACGCTTGGACAAGTCGAATTGCACCATGGCCGACTCGAACTTGGTGGAACCACCCGCACCCTTCTTCCTCGCCGAAGCCAAGCTGCGCATATTTCGGCTCCAGAAATCGTCTGTCAAAATCCACCGCAGAACGTCTTTGACCGCTTCCCAGTCATGGCCATCTATTCGAACCAGGTCATCCAGGGCCAAAGCTCCGTCCTGATCCCACTTCTCAGTCCAGCCTCGCGTCAATGTCGGATGCAGAATCCGAATTCGCTCATGATACGCCCTTGCCACTTTCAATGCCTCTTCAGATCCTGAGCGTGCGGTATTTCTTTTTCTTTTTCTTTTATCATAATGGTGGGTTCCCGTTTGTGACGGCTTTTTCGCCCCATCTTGTGACGGCGTTGTAGCCGTCACAAGTACGTTTTCCGCCGTTATTTCTGACGGCGTTTTAGCCGTCACAACTTCTGACGGGGTATTTGCCACCACATCCCACAAATCGTAATCCTTCTGCAGCCCAATTCGTCCCGGCGATCTGCCTTGGCCAGGCTCCGTGTGTAGAATTTTTTTAGCGACCAAGGCCCGCACGACGCGGTCCGCATCGCGCCTCTCAAGGCCGCACATCTCAGCCAATTTAGTCCGAGACAGAGGAGCTACCAGTCGCGAATATCCGTAGGTCTCCCGGATCACGGCCAGAACCACGCGCATTTCACGCCCTGACACTTGGCATAGAGCCAGCGCGTGAAGCAGCTCGTTCGCGATCCGCGTAAAACCATGCTCACATTGTGGGCTTGCCATAGACCCCCCGATTCTAATCCAGTCCCGGCCACGAGCTCGAGTCTCGCAGACGGTCAGAGTTAAAATCTAAACCATCACTTTAGGATTATGAAGAGTCCACCACCAGCAAAGACCCTGCCCGGATCTCCTGCGCATCCATATTCCGGAAATGCACGCCCACCTCAGCGCAAGGGTGCGCAGCCAGCCAAGCCTGAACCGGATCGGTCCAGAATAGGTCAACGGCCTCGCTGAACTCCTTCCAATGCAGCATCTCCCAACGATTATTATGCACCAGACGGCGCTTATCGGCTGTGAGCTGCACCGCGCGGATGATCAAGCGTGACTCAGACACGACCGCTACGAGCGGACAGCTTCGCAACAGCTCTCGAAACCGCTGCACAGCGGCTGTACGGGCAACAAACGAATCCATCAGGCCGCCCTCACCTCAACCAAATGGTGTCATTATGGCGTTGTTCCAGCTCGATACTCCTGGCGGCAAACTCTCGCCTCCCAGGACGTCAGTAGCCCACGGATCAACCTCCAGGCCCCATTTTCCTCGGTAGCCAGGATCGACAAACCCGCGCGAAGCCTTCACCTTAGCCTTCAGTTCACGCGCAACGCGCCGGGACGCATTTGACCAGGTGCGAACACATTTTTTTTTGCCGCACGTCATCCGATTGGACCCGACGATCGTTTCAAACCAGCTTCCGCAGACTGGGCATTGTCGATTCTCACGCGGTAAATCCGCGCGGCGTTCATCCTCACGCAGGGCATCAGCCATTTTACGCAGCGCCCGCTGACAGTTTTTTTTGCCGCAAGTTCGACGCTTACTCCGTTTGCTCGTCACGTACGATTTCAAGCAAATCTCACAGGCGCGTTCTTCCTTGCCCATCGGGGTGCAGTCGCGCTCCCGCTGCAGGCGTGCCTCCCGTGCACGCTGACAACACGGGGAACACGTCAGTCTTTTGCTGTACTCGATGACGTGAAATACTTTTGGACACTCAGAACACGTCCGGGCTTCAATAGTCTTGACGCCGCGCTTTTTGCCACACTGTTCCTTGTCCACGACCCTTCGGCAAACAACGCAATATTTACGATTGTAAGCGGAATCCTCAGGCAGCGCGGTCTGGCAGCGCTCACACTTCACGATGCCCCTCCTGGACTTGGCACGTCCGGCACAGCCGAAATTCCACCGCGACAGACCTCCTGGCTTCAGCCATCAGGCCTTCCCAAGGAAGGATCAAACGATCCAAGGCCTGGCGCGCATTGATCGCTGCCCTCCAAACAGACAAGATGTCGGTCACATGCCGCGCCCACTTGGATGCTTCGACAATCAGCAATGCGATAGCCAGGCCAGGATGAAGCCATGCATCATCCTGCCCAGGCCGTATGGGGCCGTCTCGCTCCACTCCTCTGATGGCCATAGCGAGCATGATCTCCAGCCGCGCCAGCACGGCCACATACTCCTCGTCAGTGCAGGACAAGGTTTCAGCCAAGCGTTCCCGCGCCGCCAGAACTCCGGCAGCAGCGTCGATAAGCTGCAACCAAAGCTCATTTGCACCATGGCATCGCACGAATTCCGAATACATGCGGGCGATCTCAGAATACTCGCGCCCACAGGCATGACACGTTTTCGACGTCATCGTTTCAGCCCTCCCGGCTTTGCTGATCTCTCCAGCCTTTCCACGGTTCTGGCGCGTGAATCTTCGCCCTCGCGCCCGAAGTAGAGCCCCGCCAGCCGCGACCGCTGCCGATGACGACCGGGTCCCGCAACCAGCATCCACACTACAAACCCAAGCACCAAACCAAGCAGCAGAAAGAAGCCTTTCACCGTTCACCTCCAAGGATCTCGCGCGCCCGGGCCACCACCATCCGTCGCTCGCAACTGGAAAGGCTGCTCTGCTTGCGCATGATCAATTCAGCCTCGTGCAGCACGTCACCCAGGCTCATATTCCGCAGAGAGACGGGCACCCGGTCGCTTTTTGGCGGCGCTGCATTGCTCTTTGACTTCAACATGTGCGCGAGAAGTTCTGACAATCCGACCACCCTCCACCTCCGCAATAATGGTTACGCACCACTCCCGACCCTGCCCGTCGGGTACCAGCCAGGCATTCAACATACGCATGCCATCCTTGCGGACGGGCCAAGTCCCGACATTGGCCATCACATCCCCTCCGGTCGCTCATGAAAACGCAAAAACGGCCGGACATACGTCAATGGAACTGTCCCCGTCTGCGACGACCGCCCCTTGGCGATGTCCAGGTCCAGATCAATCTCGTGTCCGACCGTTCTCGGGTCCCAAAAACTCAAAAAAAGAACGAAATCCGCGTCCTGCTCCAGGCTCCCGGACTCGCGCAAGTGCGAAAGCATGGGCTTGGAATCCTTCTCAGCCTGCCTGCTGAGTTGGCACAGCACCATGACCGGCAACTCTTCGCCCAGCGCCAAGCGTTTGATGGCCTTGGAGATGCGGCTTACCTCCTGCTCCCGGTTCGATGCCATGCGGCCGTCCACCGGATCCGAATCGAGCAGCTGCAGGTAATCGATGACCAGGAAGTCGAGGCCGCCCATCTGGCGCTTCCAGCTCTTGATGACAGAACGCATGCGCACGGGAGAAAACTCAGGCTCGTCCCACATGCGGAACGACCGTTGCTCCATCCGCCGGCAAAACTCGTTGATCTTGGTGCGATCATCCGCAGTCAGAGTGCGGTTGCGGAACTTCTGGGCGTCTATGTCTAAGGCCATAGCGCTCATGCGGCTCATCAGGATCTTGGACCGCATTTCGAGCGAGACAATCCCGATCCGCTTCCCAAGTCCTAAGTTGTAAAGGCAGGTATTGAGCATGAGGGCCGTCTTGCCGTTGGATGGACGCGCCGCCAGGTACACAAGCTCAGTCGGCATGAACCCGCCGGTCAGCTTCTGGGCCTTGGGAAACGGCAGCGCCATGCCCTCCTGCTCGTCCACGACTCGGTCCAGCCAATCCTGATAGTCGCGCACGATCTCACGCGGCTGCTGCCGCCCCGTGTCGAGCTTGTCGGCCAGCACGCCATCCACCAGGTCCGAAGCGCCTGCGGCCACGTCATGCACGTCACCTGTCGGATTGGCCGCGGCCATGAACAGCTCCGTTGACAGTTGCATGATCCGTCGGCGCCGGGCCGTATCGCGTACGGTCGCGGCCCAGTACGAGACATTGCCTGAATAGGGATGTTCCAGGAGTGAAGCCAAGTACACGGTGCCGCCCACACCATCCAACTCGCCTGAGGTCTGTAGCGCGGATGCCAAGGACACAACATCCACAATGTCATGGGAGTCGGCCATTCGGAGGATGGCCTTGAACAAAACCTGATGCTGGGGAAAGTAAAAGTCCTCAGGCCGCACGTAGGGACGTACATCCTCCAAGCGCTCGGACCTGAGAATGCACGTACCAATTAGGGCCTGCTCGGCGCCCCTGTCATGTGGAGGCGTGGTCTTGACAACGGATGGCAGCGAAATCTGAGGAGGCCCCGAATGAGACCTGTTCTTCGGGCGGTTCAT